TCGAAGAGCAAGACACCCAGGTCGATTTTGTCGGCTCGGGAGATTGGCAGATCAAGCACCTTCGTACCACCGTGCCACTCAGGAGGGACGCGACACCAGCTTTCGTATGCTGGCCAGTACCCCCGGCCACGACCGGTAAGGTCTTCGATGATGCCGTCAAAGACAACTGCGAGGTCACGGGTGGGGGTCGGGTCGGTCATTGTGTCGCTCCTTGGTTTCACCCCCAAACCCCCGACGGCCGAACCGTACGGGGGGGGGTGAGGCGCGCGGGCGCCGAGGTTGATCACTGCATGATCAAGGTCTCGTTCTTCGGTGGAAACCCGATCCCCGGCGTCCGTCGCTCGACGTGCAGCTTTGTGGTGAAATCCGGTATGCCGTGTTGGGCGGGCTTGCGCTCGGCGGTGATGAGCAGCGATGCTTCGTCACTCCCTTCGATGGAAACGTGATCCGTGTGCTGTCTCCACAGGGAGCCATTGAGGTAGTGCTCGTCGAAGACGTAGCCTCCGCACAAGGTGGTAATAATGACGGAGCCGGGGTGCGTCCGTCTCGCGCGGTATACTTGCTCCAGATGCACGAGGATCGCCTCCTCGATGGTGGCGGCGTCGAGGACGCGATCCTCGGCTCGCGGCGCTTCGGCGCGAAGGGTGGCGACTGCGGCGGCGGCTTGTTCGGCGATGGTCATGGGAACCTCCAGATCGGGAAGGGTCATCCCCCCCCTTTCTATATACATTATAGCAGAGGGATAAGCCAGGTTCAACCGTCAATATGTAAAGAGTTTGTCAAGGGATTTCGGGCGTTTAACCTGGCTTTTCGGCGGTGGGGGCGTACAGCACTAGCAGGCCGTCGCGCGGGTCGGCGGCGTACATCACCCGAGCGCCCTGCGCCGCGGCTACCTCTTCCAGGTACGGGGCTAAGAACATCAAAACTACCGCGTCGTCGCGCTGGCGGCGCTTGAGCTCCCAGCCGTCGCCAACCACCGTACCCCAGGCGCTTGAGCCGGTCTGGTCGCCGGGACACACCGCGGCTATTTGGTGGGCAACGGTCGCGGTGATTTCTCCGCTGACCTCGATCACGCGTCCACAAACGTGGACCTGCGCTCGGACTTGAATTTTGTCGGCCTTCTCAATCGCTTCTGTCAGTGTCATCATTCGAACCTCCATGAGGGTGCATCCCCCTACCCGAAAGCCCCCGTCGGCCGAACCGTACGGGGGGGAGAAAGGGAGGACGGGTAGACTATTTCGGACGCCGGCCCGCCTGCCAGCCCTTGTCCCACGCGGGGCGCGCTCGACTTCCTTCCGGGTAGGGGTTTTGGTCGCGCCCCCAGCCTTGCCGGGCGGCGTCTCGCCCCCAGCTCCAAAATAGCTGTCCCATTTCCGCGGCCTCCGCAGCGGTCATGTCGTTGTTTCTAGCAAACCGACGATCGGCGCGTGTCAGTTGGAACATTGCTTTAATCATGCTCCCCCCCCCTACCACTCGGTCCACTGTGGTTCTTCTTGCTCGGAAATGTACCGATTGGCCGCGGCCAAGGCCAACCCCCTGCTTTCGTGCGACTCATACCCGGCCTCCACCTCGTACGCCTTGACGGCGTAGGCGCTGGCGCCCGCTTCTACGTCCACGTCTGCGCACCAGCGCACGCCGTCACGGTCCACCCAAATGTCCGCGCCGCTGTCGGCGTCAAAAATGAGCACGTTGCGGCCGTAGACGAACGCCGGGCGCTCGTCGGACGCGTAGCCCATGCGGGCAAGATTGCGCCGCACAGATGGGCGCTCCCAGAGCGGCAAACTAAGCGGGTCCACGGCGTTGTAGCCGGGGATCTTCACCCCGTTGACCACGCCGCGCGCAACCCACTCGCGTCCGCTTTTCCCCACCATCCTCGGGTTTTTGAATTTCATTGGAACCTCCAGGCCGGGAGGGTCATCCCCCCGGGTCTGTACACAGTATAGCACACCCAAAACCCAGGTTCTAAGGTATAAATGTAAAGAAAACGTCAAGGGATTTTAGGGGTTTGCGGGCCGGTTTCGGTGTGCTATGGTGGTTGGCGTAACTCGGAGGTTCAAGGTGCTAACTACATTAAATCTAGGACTCGGGCGCGACTCCATGGCGATGCTGCTCCTGCTCATTGAGAAGGAGCTGATCGTGGACTGCGAAGCCATCGGCCCCGAGGCCGTGGACGCGATTATCTTTTCGGACACCGGCGCAGAATGGCCGCACACCTACGGCCTGATCCCCCGCGTGCGAAAGCTGTGCGCTCGCCACGGCCTACGCTTCTTGTGGCTGCGCAAGCCCCGCAAGACCGGACCCCTCGGGTGGGCTCGCAACCGCCGCGCGAAAGGCTCCCGAGAGACCCCGGCGTGGGTGATTGGCGGAAGCATCGAGGCCAAGGCCCGAAACGGCAGCTACCACCTTCGCCTCCCGATTTTGGACGAATACGAGCGCTTCGAAAAGCTCGCGATTCGGAACAACTCTTCATGTACATCGAACCACAAGGTTGGCCCGATTCGTCGGGCGATGAATGACCTCAGCCTGGAGAAATACGGGATCAACAATCGCCAATGGTCGCACCGCATCAAGACCCAGGGATACCCTCAGCATCGGGTGTTGATTGGCATCGCCGCCGACGAGGCCGCGCGAGCTATCGACACCGGCCGACCGGCGTATGAGCGTCCCGTGTACCCCTTGGTCACTATGGGTATCGACAAAGCAGGCGAGGCCGCGATCCTCGCGCGACACGGGTTCGCACATGTCCAAAAATCCGGGTGCTACATGTGCCCTTTTCAAGGCGCTGGATGGTACTGGGTGCTTCGCGACCATCACCCCAAGCTTTGGGATCGCGTCGTGGCCTACGAGCGCACGGCGCTGGCCAAAAATCCTAAAATGAACGTCGTGGGCAAGACCCCGCTCCCCCAAGCGGTGGCGGCGTGGCGGCAGCGCAACCCCCACGCGACCGCCGAGGCCGTGATCAACAAGAGCTATTCCCGGTGCCGGTCTATTGCCCCACCTGACCCCAACCAACTGGCCATGTTTGCCGATGCCGGCGCCGAGTGATTGTCCACCTTGCAGGGCCTTGCGGCCTCTGCTATACTGTACCCGCGGCCGGCGCGCCGCTTGGAGGTTCCATGTTGCTTATTCGAAACTCACGCGAACGATATTTGTACCTTGAAGGCGTGCGGAGCTCGGGAGCTCCCGGGCACATCATGACTCAAGCCGAAGCCGAGGCCGACGACGCTCTCAAAGCGTGGCAAGAGTCGTCGTCCGAGGACAAGAAGAAAATCACGAAGGCTTTCGGGCCTGCCCCTCTGGCTAACCCCGCCTGGGGCATCGTTAACGCCCACCCGCGCGACGCGCTGGCGGTCTATGGAGCGCGAGCCATTGACCACGGTTCCGTTTTCGACATTCTGTGGGACCGCGCGGAATACCTAGCCCGCTCCCATTGCCGGCAAGCGTTTGGCCGGTGGCTGAATGCCGTCGGCGCCAAGCTCCTGCGCGACGCCTACGCGGAAAAATTGCCGCAAGGCCCGTACGCTGAGGAAATCTTGCGGGTCTCGACCGACGAGGGACTTGTCGTGGGCCTTGCGCGGCCGTGTGGGGGCTACGTCCATTTGGTCGTTTGGCTTGAGCCCGCGTGATCCCTTCCTCCCTAGTCGCCACACCCTTACCACTGAGGTTCCAAATGACCTATGAAGTACGATTCCAGACCGAGCGCGGACAGGACGCGCTGATTGTCCACGCCTTTACCGAGCTGGAGGCCGTGGCCATTGTCGAGCGGCATCTTCGCCTCCGCGGCGACAAGGCCACATGCCCGATGAAGGTGCAGCGCTGCACCGTCGCAGGGCGGCGCCTTTCCGGTATCGCGAAGAGCCAGTAGCTACCCCCTCCCCGCACGGTGCGCCCTGCGGGGTTTTTTGTGTTTCTGGGTCCGGGCACGTCCTGACAAACTCTTTACATTGTTACGGTTGAACCTGGGTTTTGGGTCTGCTATATTGTATACAGATGGGGGGGGATGAACCTCCTCAATCTGGAGGTTCAAATGAACAACTTGGAAACACTCCTCGCGCACATGGCGCGCGTGCGGCCGGACCAACGAATTGCCTGTTTTGCCACGACCGCCCAGGCGTTCGACGCCTGCCAGGCGGGTTCGCTTGAGGACGGCGACATTATCGTCGTCGAAGCGGAAGAGGTGATCGGCGTCGCCTGGACCTGGCCCATCGCCGCAACGGCGGAAGCGGGAGGGCTGCACACCGCGTCCGACCACCCCAAGCGATATGTGCAGTTCGTCACGCTGTACCGTGAATCGGAGGAAAAGCTGAAGCGTCTTAGTAGCGCTGCCGACGCGGCGGGGGCCATGGCAGTGGTGATGAATTGGACGCCTGCGAAGTGGTGGGGAACATGAGTCCGCTGGACCTGCTGACAAACTCTTTACATTGTTACGGTTGAACCTGGGTTTTGGGTCTGCTATATTGTATACAGATGGGGGATGACCTTTCCCGATCTGGAGGCACTTATGAACCAGATACACAGAATCATTGGCAAGGCTCACGTCGAAGGCACGCAAAGGGGATTTGTCGTGTGGGTCGAGACGAACAAGCGCAAGAAAGCGCAACTGACCGACGCGACCGAGGACTTCGCAGCCGCGCAAGCGACTGCAAACTCGATCGACCTTGGCCGGTGGGTCGGACGCCGCAAAGGCGCGACCATTCACATTCGCGGGCGGGCTTTGACCGTCGAAAAATTCTAAGGAGGTTCACATGTCACAGCACGAAGAAATCGAGCGCCAGGAAGAAATCGAGCGCCAGGAGTTTCTCGCCCTTTTGGCGGCTATCCGCGCGGCACGACCGGAGGTCATCGTGGAGGCCGAAACGACGGCGTCGGCTTATGCGCGGTGTATGACTGGCGAGATCGACGACGCCACGATCATCGTGGTGGAGAGCGAAAAGGTAGTCGGGGTCGCGTGGGCGTGGCCATTTGCGATGACCAAAAACTCGGGGGAGCTTCACTCCCTCCACCACCACCCAAAAGACTGGGTCGATACTGACGCCCATCCGTACGCGTTCGCCGCCGAAGGAGCCGTCCGCCTGTCCACCTCGGCTAATGTCGCGACCTGCGTGGCCATCGGTCTTGGGTGGGACTTGGCCGACTGCGCGCTGTCCGGGCTCCGATGAGTCCGCTGGACCTGTTTGCGCCCGACCGGCATCTGTGCAGGCTCGCGCGGGAGGCGTTGCGGGATGACCCCTTCTTCTTGGGTGACAGCTTTGTGGTCTTGGACCTCATGGGCGCAGCGGTCTACCCGCCCCGCACAATTTTGACCGAGTGGGCAGCGAAGCCATCGCCACCCTACCCCCTTGGAAGCGGTGGATGGTTGCAGACCGAGCGCGGCACCATCGCCATCGTTCACGTACAGAGCATCGAGCGCGCCGGGGATACGGAGTGCAAGTTAGTCGGGGAGGTGTTGGCGTTCAACGGATCGCGCTTGCGGCGGTGCGTCGAGGTCTGGAAAGAGCTGGCAAATAATCGGACGGCATCACAGCACTTAACGGGAATTCGGTGGGTCGCGCGGTTTTCGGATTGTATCCGCGGGCATTCGAGCATCGGCCTGTCCGTTCCGTACGACCGGCTCAGCGCGGTGGCCGGGTGGCAAGCGCCCATCGCTTTCCGCGCGCCGTTGGAGCTCTGCGAGTGGACCGAGCCGAACCACGGGGAGAACCGAGGCCCGTAATCCCTTGACAAACTCTTTACATTGTTACGGTTGAACCTGGGTTTTGGGTATGCTATATTATATACAGATGGGGGGGATGAACCTCCCCGGTCTGGAGGTTCAAATGGAGTTTGGAAAGCTGGCAGGGATGGAGGGACCGTTCAAGTACCCCCAAGGCGTGTTGTACTACGACCCCGCGGAGGGGAGCTATTACGACCGACGCCGCGACTTGTACGTGGAGCTGGAGCCTACCCAAGACCCGCCCAAAGAGAACTACTGGGCACGTTTGGAAATGAACGATTTCAGCGAGTTTTACGACGAAGGCCCCGGGCGTTGCGCTCGCATTTTTGAGAGTCGCGCCGTTGGGACGCGTGGACAAAAGCTGGTGATTTTCGGACGCAAGCTCCGAACGACGCGGGGCTTCGGCTTCGTCAAGGCAGAGGAAAAACCGTCGAAGCGCTACGCCGACGACGAAGCCGCGCACCGCGCGGCCGTGGCCTGGGTCTACCGCGCCCAGTAGCGCGCGCCGCGCATAGCTCGCCCCGTACGGTTCGGCCGTCGGGGCTTTCGGGGTAGGGGAATCGACCCCCTGGAGGTTCAAATGAAAAGCTCAATGTGTCCGGTCTTCGCAGGGAAAGTCAGATGGTTGATCGTTCAGTGCGAAACCCCCCACATGTTCGACGGCGGGTGCGGTGTCGCCTGCTATGTCTGGGCGACTGGCCCTGGGGTCACGGCCTCGGGGAACAAATCGCGGCGCACTTTTAAAAAGGTTTTTGGGAGTCAAAGTCTCGACGTGTCGAAGTTTCGCCGGCTTGTAAAAATGCTCGACGGATACGTCGATCACTACGTCAACTACGACTGAGGCGCTGCCCCCCCCCGGGCGCTCCACCCCGTACGGTTCGGCCGTCGGGGCTTTCGGGGTAGGGGAATCGACCCCCTGGAGGTTCAAATGAAATTCGATGTATTGCACTTGTGCGCTGGTTTCAGCGTCATCAACGCCACCTATGGTCCCGAGACCATTTCGAACCAGCTAAAATATGCAGGAGTCGAGCTTTCGCCGGGTGACATACGCTGGGAGCTAGAACAGCGCGCACGGCCGCGGTCGGCGTTTGGGCCACCGCCCGCGATCGTTCGGAACTCTTTCGATTTCATCGTGCGCCATCCATCGCACAAAAAGGCCCGAGCTGGAATCGACGCGGTCTACGACGTGACGGATACCTTGCCGCGGATTTCCGTGGTGACGCCCAGCGGATACGAGATAGAGCAGATTCGGCCCCGAGCTTGGGCGGTGTGCGTCGGCCATCTCCGTGCGCGTTGGATGCGCGGCAACTTCGCCACGCCGCGGGCAAGCACGATCAAACGCTGGTGTCTCACCAACCCCACGGTCATCAAGAGACTGTCCAGCGTGAACCAGGAGGCATCATGGTACAACTAAGCATGTGGGCGGGCCGCTCCCCGGCGCCCTGGCCCAGCGAGAGAGGAGGGCAAACGATCGACCAACGCTTTGCTGCTTTCCACTATCAAAACCCCCAAGTGTTTCGACTTTTCGAACGGTACACTTTGGACCTCATAGCGGCAGGCGCCGAGCGCGGTGGAGCCAAGAGCGTCATCGAGCGCATTCGGTGGGACGTGGCCGTCTCGACCTGGGGAGAAAAATGGAAGGTAAACAACGACTACACGGCATGTTACGCGCGACTTTTCCATATGACCTACCCCGAGTATGCCGGATTTTTCCGCCTACGCAAGCGACCAAGCACAGCCGAGCCAGAGCGCGTCCGATGACTCCACCAACCGTAAAGAAATTGGCGGAAAGACTTGCCACGCGGGAATTTATGGAGGTCATGGCGCTGGTGAAGGACCGCGTCGATTGCGTGGAGCGCGAACTAGCAGTCATCCGAAGCGCTCTCCACCAAAAAACCGCCGATTTGGTAGAAGCACTCCTCGAAATTCAAGAGCTGAAGACGGAGCGTATGCTTCAGGGCCAGCAAATCCGCGATTTAGAGGCGACCCTCCAGGCTCGCGACGCAATGATCTCGGAGCTTTTCGATGCTGCTTAGAGACTCGATCCTACGAGTACAGGACCACCAGCTCGTCTACGATCCAACGCTTCGCACTATGATCACCATTCGCACCGCCGCCAGCCGACACGGGGTCGACGTGTGCTTCCAGCGTGCGAAGCGCCGCGTAGAGCTCCACGGCACCAGCGCAGCGGTGGAAGCCGTCTCCCGCGCTCTTGTTAGGCTGTGCATCGTGACGCGAAAACCCAGGAATAACCCCGGTTTTCCTTGACAAACTCTTTACATTGTTGCGGTTGAACCTGGGTTTTGGGTGTGCTATATTATATACAGATGGGGGGGGATGAACCCTCCCAGTCTGGAGGCCCGATGTCTGTTCTTCCCGCGTCCCTTGCAAAGCTCGTTGACCGTCCCCTCGCTTTCTTTCAAGAGTGTGATCGCCTTGGCGCCATCCCGATGACGCGCGAGGAGCGCGCACGCTGGAAGACGCTGCGCGCCGCCGCTCGGACGGTTGGCCTGGCTGGCGCGGAGCGCGCCGAGTTTATACTTCTGAACAGCCGCCGATGCCGTAAAGTCGTTGCTTACGACAAGGGCTAACCGCACCCGCACCCGCTCACACCTTGGAGGTTCAAATGGACAACACCACCGACATCGCCACCCTGAAGAAAATCGTTTCGATGGCCGTAGAGGCGCGCGGACACGAGGTCCGCTCGATTCGCATCGCCTTCGACGGGGCACTTGTGCAAGCGTTCAGCGTGAAGAGCGTTCCCGGCACGCTCGGCCACCCGGTAGTCATCGCCGAGCTTCGCGACAACGGCGAGGGACAGTTTGTTTTTTCGGTCGAAGAATAGCGCGCCCCGCGCATAGCTCGCCCCGTACGGTTCGGCCGACGGGGCTTTGGGGGTAGGGGAACCAACCCCCTGGAGGTTCAAATGTCCTACATGCAGCGCGCCGCGCTTGAAAACCACAACTACTGGAACGACCCCCGCGTCATTCGCAGCCTTCAGCGCAGCGTCTACACGGTAAACGTGGAGGGTGGCTTCGTGGAACTTCGCGAGGGCATAGCAGATCAGATCGAAGACGCGGCCGAAGAGGGCGAACCGTTGCCGGCTTGGTACGAAGAGCATGGGTCAGAATTGCCCGCGCGCATCTTGCGAAGTCCATGCCAGGGTTGCGGCGGCACGCGGCGAATGGTCAACCCGTCTATCGATTGTGGGGGATTCGACCCCCAATCTGACCAAGACCTTGAAGACTACATGGGCGGCGTCTACGACGTGACTTGCTCGTACTGCGACGGCACGGGAGCGCACTATGAGGTCATCATTCTGAACGCGGAGGCCAGGCGCTTCGTCCGGGAGTGGGAGCAGGAGGAGGCCGACTTTGCCTCCCTGTGCGCCGCTGAGCGCGCTTTCGGCTGCTAATTCGTCACAGCGCCCCTCCCCCGTACGGCACGGCCGACGGGGGGTGTGGTGGTGGAACCAAGGAGCAAACCATGAACAAGATTCTAACGATTTTCACATTCGCGGAACACACCACATGGCCGGGAGACATTGCGCTGCACGTGGAAAATCCAGACGAGACTCTAGGCGTCGAACACCTGATCCACGTGGGAACCCGTGAACAACTGATCGCCGGCGCGCGGCGTTTGGTGGCGTCGGACTCTGCATTCCGGCGCCGCACGGGCCGCGCGCTGTTGTCCTACCTGGACGCGTAGCCCATGCGATTCGCACCGAGACCGCACCGCGGCGACACCACGTTTCACAAGGACGGCACCGTCACCGTTTGGGACGTGTACCGGCAAACGTGGCGCCGCGGGTCAAACCCCTGCGACGAACTTCTTGCCAGCCTTGACGAGACCACCCGCACCAAAATCATTCAGCACACAGGACAAGACAATGACAAAGCCAACGACTGAATTTCCGAGCTGTTTTTATTGCTGCCCCACCTGTCCAGGGTGGGGTGTCTTTGAGACCGGCCGGGGAACCACTGAACTCCAGCGCTGCGACGATTGCGATCTCTACCCGACGGACGAAGACGCGTGGATCGCCGCGCTTCGCGTCGTCAAAGGCGAGACGGCGCCGGGAAAACTGTACCCGCCACCCCGGTCCATTCGTATCGCAATCATCGGCGATTTGATGACAGGATTATTTGCCCTCCCGTCTTACGTGGCTGGGGTCCAACGTCTACTCGACGCCGACCCGTTGGCCGACGGGTCCGACTTGGAGCCGCCCACCGGCCTGACAGACCGTCAGATGCGAAAAATTGAGGCGCTAGGCTGGATCTTTGTCGAGAACGACGGCTATGGCACGTATTTGGGGGAACCGGGATCGGACCAATGGGAAATCTTCATCCCCGCCGACGAGTACCACCAAGTCGACGACTACGTACCCGGCTACAAGCGGGATATTGCCGATTTGACTCCACTTGGGCGCCTGGTGCAGGCCGTTATTTGCAACGCGGCTGAGGGAGGCTCGACTCATTGGGGCTTGATCCGAAACTATCGCCACCATGTCGATGGCGTCGAGGTGCCCGCGTCTTTTGAGGTGAGAGACATGGAAGACCCTGCGGATCCCTGGAATACCATCACCTCCGAAAAAATCACGGAGGCTTTGAAGCGGTGCGCGGCAACCGGCCCGCGAGCTTTCCGGTACCGCCAAGCGCTACGCAATCCAGACGACGCAGACTTTGACGCCGAGGACGCCGACGTCCTTGTGCAGGTCGCGGCGTACGGATCGGTCACCTTCGCATAATGCCCCTTATCCCTTGACAATCTCTTTACATTGTTACCTTTGTAACTGGGTTTTGGGTGTGCTATAATGTATATAGAACGGGGGGGATGACCCCCCCCGGTCTGGAGGTTCAAATGAAGGCAGTGCAGAAAAAGTGGGCGGGCGTGTTCTCAACGGCGGCGGCGGGCCTGGACGTAGGCGAGCATCGGCGACTGATTGACCCCGCGGGGTCATTCATGGACCTTTCGGTAGAGAGGCTTGGACATAACCTTTTTTCTTTCAGCCACTACGGACTCCAGAACGGAGACCTCATGGCAGACCCGGACATGGAGTTTTTTCGGCCGGAGCCAGGGACTTCCCCGAATGTCTGGCTCCCTATTACGTACCGCAACGACTACATGAGAAAGTTTGACCGGGCGGTAGTCGATTGGCAAAACGGAGAACCGCTGCGATACCACCGGCGCCTCCAAGCTTCCCTCGCGAAGTTTGCAAACACTTGGGCCGAAAACATCCAATTCCAACAGAGCGACGCGTTGGCCCTGCTGAAGAGCGGAAATTGCTGGAAGGGGCGCGCTCAGCCCGGCCGCAAGTTGTGGGACTTGGCGTGAGCGCCGCCCACGACGGCAACACCGTGTGGTTTACTCGCGAGGTTGCCAAGTATGCGGAGGTATACGCGGACGCCTTCAATCGCGCGGCGTATGCGGTGCGGGGATGGGACGGAAAGGTTCCGCCCGAGACCCGGCGCGACGTGGACGAAATGGTGGAGCACTTCCGCCGATGGTACGCGCGAGCGTTTGAGGCGAACGCGAACCCGGCCCAGGTAGCCAAGGTCATGACATACCGATGGTGGCAACACTTGAGCCGCCGCCGCTGATCGCTCTTCCCGCATCCCCCCCCGTACGGTTTGGCCGTCGGGGCTTTGGGGGTAGGGGAATCACCCCCTTTGGAGGTTCAAATGGACTTAAACAACTTGCCGCGGCGCTGGCGAATGGTGGCCATCGAGGCAGTGCTTGAGCACTGCCTCAAGACGACACATGGGCCGGCAACGCCCACCGAAACACTGTCAGCGCTGCCCGGCGCGGACGTGGCCGAAGCGGCCTACACGGTGATCAAAAAGCGAGAACAAGAGATCGACAAGTTGACCAGTTTGGTGGAGGTGTACGGCCAAGACGCCGAAATGGCCACGCGACGGTGGATCGTGGCTGTCGATCAGGTGTTGGACAACTCGGTAGCCTGGGAGGACTTTGGAGGAGGCGCCCGGGTCGGTTGGATCGCTGTTACGGCTGCTGACGCCGCCCCGCGGTGGCGGCACGTTATGAACGCGATCGGTGTGGAGGAAGGCGACGCGCGGGATCTAGCGCGTGAGTTTTACAGCGTCCAAGGCGACTACGACGAGGAGGAGTTGGTGGTCGTGATTCCCGGGATCGCGCGGCCCTTGAAGCCGGCGGAGAACGACCCGGGACAACGCGGGAGCCTCTTGTGGGATCACACGCTTAACTCCATGAAAAAGGCGGTGCAATATCACCTCCGCGAAATCTCCAACACCAACGGGGTTTCGTGTCGATTCGACAACCTGGATAACCCGATATCCAACGACGCCGCCCTGGCGCAGTCGCTAATCACGCATTGGATTGAATGGTGGGACTATAACCAAAAGGGGTGGCGGTACACCTACCTCTTTCTGAAGACCGACGCCGAGGCCCGATCGATCGTGTCGTCGTTTTCGGTCGCCGATTATTCGGACTGCCACCACATTGCCGAGGTGAAGGTGGTTTCGGGACGTTTCGGCACCTACTACCGCACGGGAGCCGCCGACACGCCCAAAGTTGTCAAACACCTACGTCCCCTCGACGAACATATCAGCCTTTTGGCAATCGACGGGACGCACATTGTGACATTGTCCTACTATGGGCCTGGCCAATGAGCCGCACGTGTGGCGACTGCACGCGATGCTGCACCATGCTGTCAGTGCATGGGGACGGGTGGTACAAGCCGCCCGGGGTGCCTTGCGCTTCACAGGCCGACGGTGGGTGCAGCATCTACGCACAGCGGCCGGCAGCGTGCCACGCTTACCGTTGCATGTGGCTGGGCGGGTTCGGCACCCTTGACGACCGCCCCGACCGCGGACGGGCAATTTTTGAGCTCCAGAAGACGCATCTCAGCACAAAGCCCACCGTCCTGATTCGTATGCACCGCGCAACGCTAGAGCAGATCGAGCGCGTGATGGCGCTGGCAAAGGTCGCAGGACGCAAGCGGCTGGTCATTCTCATGACCGACAACGCCCGGCAAATCGTGGGCGGCCCCCCGAAAGTCGTAAAACAAGCCCGCAAAAAATTGGCCAGCGTCAACGAGTAGCGCGGCGGCGCGCTCCTCACCTCACCCCCGTACGGCACGGCCGACGGGGGCTTTTGGGTGTCACCAAGGAGAAACGACATGACCACCAAACCATCCACCGACCGTTATTTCGCTTTACGCGCTTTGATCACTGAGGCCAAAAACAATTGGGAGGACGCTTGCGCTGAACTGCATTTAGACTGTCTAGACAGCGCGGTAGACGACTTGTTGAACTTTGAAAACATCGCTAATCGCGTGCGATACATCGCAGCGATTTCCGATCTCGACCCTCACGATTATACGGACGCGGCCGACGCGCTTTATCTTGTGGTCGACGAATCCAACGACGCATTACAAGAGATCGCCGACGCAACCGAAGATCAGCCGACGGCGGAAAGGATCACGGCCGTTTTGGAAATCATGGAAAACGAAATCCTGCCCAACCTGGAGCAAGCGTTCGTCGACTTCGAACAAACGTGGGACGACACGTTGGCACTGGCCCAAAACCCAGGTTAAACCCGCCGAATCCCTTGACAAACTCTTTACATTGTTACCTTTGTAACTGGGTTTTGGGTGTGCTATAATGTATACAGATGGGGGGGATGAACCCCTCCACTCTGGAGGTTCCAATGAAACTCAGACTCACACGGACGACCGCACGCAGCATCATTTTAATGGGCTTGGACCACAGTGAGAAAGCGTTTGTACCAGGCCGAGACGCCAAAACCCGCACCGAGGCCCGCGCGTACATGCGCGCGGCATACGACGCGGCCGTGTCGTCGCTGGCTAGGATGTACGAAATCTCGCCGCGCGAGGTCCGCAAAATTACCGGCGCCATGCTGCGGAGCGCACAAGACGATTTCATCGCCTACGTGGGCGCCGAGCTCGACGGGGGTGCCCGATGAACCGGATCGAATTGATGATCGAGGCCGCCGTTCGACGGTCATTTGGCGAATTCTTCAAGGCAGAGAGAAACCATCGGGTTGAGTCTGCAATCTCCTGGGCCATCGACGAGGCGTCACACATGGCGCTCGACCACTTCGACCCCGACGTCGTCATGGACGTTTTGGAATTCTACAGCGACTTTGAGATGTCATCTGGGGAGCTCGTAGAGTACATCGAAGACAACAGCACGGGCCCGGGTGATACGACTGCCCTGTGCACCGTTGCACGCTCGATGGTCTACCACGTCCTGGCTTACCAGATTACCAAGCGCGTTCGATTTTTGGCGACGGAGTACGAGAAGATCGAAGCTGCGGCGACACATTGGCACTACTACCGCAACCGTACAGTCGAGCGTCGCGAAAGCTGCCCAACGGCATGGGATACACTCGTCCACAACGCCCACACCGACGCGGCAATCACCAACACGACCAAGCCGGTTTGGTCCATCCCACGCAGTCACGATGCGCTGGTGTTCTTTTTGGCCGGTACGGCTCTTCGATCGGATACCGCAGACATCTCGCCAACATCCAGTCCTATGGATTGTGCGAACAAGGCGGTGGAGAATCTTTTGCCAAGCTTGACGCAGGCGGAAGCTGCGCACATCTTGGAAAAAACAGAGCACCTACCAGAGGCCGCGGCGGCCTTCGCAAAGAGCGCCACGTCGGATGGAGCCTATGGCAATCCACGAGCTGGACGCGCGGTGGGACTCTTGGCCCGCTTTGCCCTATTCGAGGATGTTTTTGATTATGTGCGGTTGGCACAGGAATTGGCCAAGGACGAACCCATTACGTTCGGACATCTCGACGCCGATGGCAAGCTGATCAACTTTGGACCACAGACTCGCGTTCATAACGTGCCTGTTGTCCTTGTGGACGTGTAGGACCGCGATGGCCCCCGTACGGCGCGGCCGTCGGGGGCCTTAACCATCCCACCCCCCCGAGGTGATATGAGTAAAGTCATGCGAGGCCGTTCCAAGGCCGGCAAAAAACTATTGTCCATCTGGCTTAGTCCAGAAGAGATCGAAACACTGGACGAGTTAGCACTCCAAAATTTGCGAAGTCGTTCCTCTCAAGCCGCTTGGATCATTTTGCAAGCACTGTCCGCGGCAGCCACCGCGGCCGATAACAAAACTTGACTTCGGGTGAGCTCGGACGGGCGATGGGTTGAACCTCCAGCAAGCCCGGCCGAGCTCTCCCCTTTGGGAGGACTATGCGAGTGTTGACCATTGAAGGGCGCGTCGTCGTACCCGTAAAAAACGACAACGGATACCGGTTCAGTTTTGTGGACATACAACAAGTAGCGCCCGGCCGATTGGCCGATCTAGCCGAGCGGACGACTTCTCCTTTCGAGATTGCGCAAGCGCTAGGCAACGAAGACCTCGCCCCCGTTATCTTGCAAGACGTGGCCTGGCTCCAACCCCTTCCCGTCGGGACGAAAGTTAGAGTCTGCCAAACTGGTGAGCTTGTCACCTACGTTTACGATCGAGACTGGTATGCGGCCGACGTGAGCTCATGGGCTGCTGAAAAACGCGCCGAGGGTTTGGCTCCCCTGATCATCCGTATGCCCAAGACAGGGTGGAAAGCGGTAGCCATTGGGGCGAACATTCCGCCGCCACCGGTGGACTACTCCGTTCTGCTTGATGTGGTGCGAGGCTACGACGGAATGAAATCGGCCCGGGAGGTTATGCTGTTGTGATATTTGACCGGCTGTGCGGGCATTTCACACGCCAGCGGCTCCCCGGGAGCGCCACACGCCGGGCACTCCAGCGGCCCGTCGTAGACGTTCGGGCAATCCATGCACGCGCGACGCGGGATCGGCTGCTTGCGCCTTTCCTCAAGAACCGCGCGCATTTTGGCGGCATTATCCCCGCCAAGCTCGGTCAACACAAGCATAGCCATAGCCGAAACTAATTGATTCACGGTGCCCCCTAGAAATCTGCGTCGTGGTGCGGTGCGGCCATCGCCGCGGTGAACGAGTGATGGCACACCTTAGACGTCGAGGTGTTGAAGGGGAAAACAAGGTGATATCCGCCCGGCTTGGCCTGACAGATTCCGATTTGCTCTTCAAGCTGAGCCATCGTGCCGGTGTAGGCGGCGACGAATTCAGTACCTACAGCAACGACCGGAGATTGCGACACGTCGAGGCGCGTTGTGACGATTTGGCCGCCAACGCTGATCACCTGCAAGTCTCCATCAGGCGAGACCACCGCCGCTAAGTTTTCCTTCCCGGTTGTCGATAGCGTAAAGACGGCCAAGTTTGGGTCAGACGTTGGGCTCGACGGCGCCGGTTCTAGCTCCGTCTGCCCCTTGGCCACACCTACAGTCCCGCCCGTCGAGGTGTCGAGGAAAATGGTGTAGATGCTGCCGTCTGGAAGCTGACAGAGCTTCGCGCCATGATACCGAATTCCAGATCCGCCCGCGGGCGTTGCTATGGCATAACCTGCGGTCGTGTTGTGGTTCCATGTGGCGCCGTAGTCGTCGCTGTAGATGTACCGCACCTCACACGGCACCGTGACCCCGCTCATCGCATGATACCCGCCGACCAACACTAGGCGACCCTTCTTGAGAAGGACGAAGTCGTGGACGGCATCAATTCGGGCGGTGCCAGCCGGATCCCACACGGTCGAAATGAACACCCAGCTCGCGCCGTTGTTCGTGCTCCCGTACAGTTTGATCGCTTGGCCGTCGGTGCTTGGCGACGTGCGGAAGGCCGCTAAATGTGTGTGGGTAGACGCATTGGCGGGCAGCCGCACAACAGCGCACGAAGGGTATGTAGTGTCCCCCGAGTCAATCGTCACCGGAGACCCCCACTGGCCCGTCGGGGGGATGGCGTCGTACACGGCCGCCCGTAGCTCCCCGTTTGTTTCGTCTCCGTAGACACACACGACCTTTTTGGCAGTCGGGGCCACGTCCGCACAAAGAGAATTGATCGAGCCAGCCACGGTCATCTCTCGCGACGGCACCAAATTCATGAGCGGAGCGTTTAGAGCTCTCCGACGGAGCCGGCTTGCCTGGCGTAAGTCAATGACATCCACCTTTGGACTTGTCGCGTCGTTGCGGCGAACATCGGCCAACAGCATGTACCCGGTTGCGGGGTTGCGGGTCCGCGTCACGACGGTGATTTCTGCGTACGCTCGCGCGTGGATGTCGGGGTCGGCTGGCGGTGTGCTCAAGAAGTCACCCGCGGCGGTGAACTTCACGCCGCTTTCGGCCGCAGGTGGAACCGACGTTAACGTCAACGAGGTGTCGGAGGCGACGCTGGTTACCTCATAGGTGCCGGCGTTGCCCGCGCTTGTGTCGGCCGCATCGACCCGGATCTTGGTACCGCGATTAAATCCGTCGGTAGTCTTGCCCGCATAGCGGGTAAATTTGCTTTGTGCGCTTCCAACGACCACCGCCGAAACTCCGTCGAATGTCAGCGTCCCGGGTTCGTAATCCGTAACCACCCGCCGCATGACAACGGTTCGCCAGGTGTTGTCGTTCGCCAGCGCGATGTCCTGAAAAAGAACCTCGTTCGCGGTTAAAACAAAGGGGTTTCCGTGTTGATCGACGGCATACGCAACACCATCATCGGCCCCGCCCTTAACCCCGATACTTCCGTCGTCGTTGTCGTCGTGCACCTTCCACGCATCGCCGCGCGCATTGCCGGAAATCCGGGTGTAAACGATGCCCGGGAAGCCTTCAAAAAGCTGCCGCACGATATACCGGACCTGTTCTTGTCGATCCTCTTGGAGCCACTGTAGTTCGTCGACGCCCAACTGAAGGTCGAGCAGGTATTTCAAGCCGGTGGATGTGATCATTGTTTCCCTACGATTTAGCTAGAACCTTGCGCAAAACATCGGTCGCGACCCAACTGTTGACGGTCAATTGGACATCGATCTGAGTAGCAGAGACAACCCCCACCACCGTCGTCTCTTCTAGCACAGTGTTGGCCGCGTTACGCACCTCTACCGTGTCACCGGTACCAAACCCCTTCGTCGTCGCTACGGTCAAGCGCGTGGACGTTGGGATCGGGTTTGTATCGGGTCCAGTCATTGCTGACGCCAGCGCGATCTCGTACTGCATGTCCACAGTCGAGATCGGGAGCAAGTTTTTCGCCGCCCAATACGCGATCTGTTCAGGTGTCAAAAGGGGCGCGGTGTTCGGAAACTCCAGGCAAAGGTCCAGAAGTGTCTGAGCGCTGTCTAGGTACACCGGGCTGACTTGTGGCCAAGTCTTCTCAAGGTTCCATCCGGCCAATGTTGCGACCTGTTGGTACGCTGGCAACTCCGAACAGCAAATCCGTTGGAGCTCTATCTCTGCGCCTCGTTTGGTTCCGCGCATTTCGGCGACGGCATATTGGTGGCGCATCCATAGGTCTTTTTCGTCGTTGAGACTGCACCCGCCGTCGATGAAGTTGGCCTCTACCCACGCCTGTAAAAATAACGGTCGGCGGCTGTTGTCCGACATCCGGTACCCTGCCGACGCGTGGCTTACGTATAGGGTGGTCGTGGTGTCCTGTGCCGCACCAATCCGCACCAAATCGGTACCCAAAGCGCCGGTGAAAACGCTGTATAGAACGCGATCGACAATGTACCCGTCGACAACGAGGTACACAACCGACCGCCCGAACACGAGGACTTCGACCGTGTGTTCTGCTCCAACATCGACCCTCCACCCTTGGCCCACCTCCCCAAAGGTCGCCGCCGAGTCCGCATTCTTTGATAGTCGCCATTCGTATTGGCTGCCGGCCACGACTTCACGCAGGTACGCGTAGACCCCGCGGTGGCCGTTGTGGAGCTCTAGCATTGGCCCGACTCGCTTCTCGGCGTCGGCCGTGAAGCTTTCCACCAAAAAAGTCGCACGCGCAACATACTGGACACGATTTGGCTTTGGCGTCGCCGGCGTCGTCGCCTGCATGTAATGAGGCGACGCACCGCCCGAGGGTGACATCTTGATCCGTTGACGCGTGACCGCTATGGTACCGCCAACCTGTGTCCATGCCGGCACCTCAGCCGAGGGCAAGCGATCGCCTAGAGCGTGCAACGCAAACACGTCTACCGTTGCCGCGGTGATAGCCGAGGGCACCTCTTCAAAGTCACTTTGTACGCTCTCGAATACTCCGAGGGTGGCACGCGCCCCCGCTTCCGCAATTTCGGTCCATTGATCTCGGAGAGCTTTTGGCACCGTATTTTTGAGGCGTTCAATTTGCCACGGTCTCGGGATCGGGCGGTTTAGGCCCGCCTCAACATCAAAGAGGCGCACCTTGCCCGCGCTGGCCCGCAAAATCCCAAGGCCGTACACGGGCTTGGACACCGACGGCGCAACCCCGAGGCCGTAAGGGATCGCGGCTTTCCATTCGTCATCAACGAACAACACCCAGCGCCTTGCGCGATCTTTCCTCAACTTGTACCGGTGGCGCTGGTTCCACGACCAGCCGGTGGCGACTTCTGAAATCACCGTCCCCGCGGTGGGGTCAATGAATTGCAGCGTCGCCCCTACGGACACACCGATTTCTCTCATCCCGTCAGAAATCGCCAAGACAATAGCCGACGCACCCGTTGAATAGGTCGGCTGGCTTACCCCCTGGAGGCTTACCTGAATCTCTGCCGCGTCTTGAGTCCTGACTACTCCGTTGGAGTCCACCTCGTGCAGCTTGTGAACAAACGCCGCAAGTGTAGCGCCCGAGGACTCGACAACGACCTCCGTGTCGTCATTGGCCAACAACGGCGCAACGCCCCCCGTATATGTCCACGGGTCTGGGGACGCCGCGGCGTTTGGAAGGTACCCCTTGGTCGGGCTGTAGTATACGGTTCGGCGGTTGCTCGGCACTTAGAAGCTCTGGGAGAGGGATGCGTTGACTGTCGTTGCCGTGGCGGTGTCCAGCAAAGACAACCGGACAAGGTGTGGGAGGCTATCGGCGGCCACGACGACGTTAGCCGCGGGAAGAAATGCCGCGGTGTCTACAGACGAAACCCCCGGCGTATCGACCAGCAAAGACAACAGCTTGGCCTCGTCAACGTCGGCACCAAAGTCCCATTTTCGGTAATCCAGATAATCGGCCAACCTACCCGACGCCGACTTCCAGACAGCCTCCAGGGTGGTGTCTGTGTCGATCGTGATTTGGGCCTCGACTTCCACCGCCGTCAAAGTGATGTTTTGGAGGCTGACAGTCATGTGAGACCGTGAGCGTTGGCCGATGTAGAGCTCCAGCGCATCTAAGGCCGCGGTGGTAAAGACGTTACCCGACCGATGGAGTACCTTGGCCTCCATTTGCCCAGAAACCGTCGACGCTACTTGCACAACGCGTAGCACGTCGATGTTCCCGAGCTTGGCTATTGACTCCAACCAACTACGCGTCTCTTGAGACAGACCGGAAGGGCCGTGCACCGCGCGGTACTTCAGATCAAAGTCGGTTTCTGTATCGGCGCCGCCTGTTGCCCGCTCGGGGTTTGAAACCGACAACAGGCCAGCGACCGACGGCGCCAAGTCTTCCGCGCTTAGCGCGTCCACATTTCCCGACGCCCCCGCCACCACCGCCTCAGCCCAGACCTTGTCGGCTAGAGATAGGGACGAGCTTTCGCCATCCAGCACGGCGTTCGCGTCGCCCGTCGTAACACTTGCCAACGTCTCGAAATTTACCCCGGCCGATGTGCTCAGCGTGGAGCCTATCGGGATCGTTTTTCGCAGAAGTATGTCCACATCATCCGTCGACGGCGCATAGGTTCCCGACAAGGTGGCCACCTCGATCTCATCCCCCCCACCTGGCCCGGTGCCAGAGGTCACCGCAATGATGGTCGCCGTCTCGGTAACCGTTCCCGCCCCGTTGCGAATTCTGATCGAATTCGTTGCCGTAAAGCCCGCGCTATCGTCTACCTCAATCTTGTCGGTGCCCGCGCTGGTTATCGCTTGTACGTTTGCGCTGGTTGGCGTAAAAATGACCAACATCTTGGCGCGCTGAGCTCCAAACCGCTCCGCGCCGCGCTCGGCGGCGACCTCTGTTGCAACGTCATCGCTGGCAGACAACAGCGTAAACCGGCGCAGCAATGCAGTATATAAGAGGTGTGAGTTGTAGGCCAAACCCGCCGTCGCGCCTGCCCATGCCCGCGCGACCGAGTTGCGGCCAAACCAAGTCACTTGGTCGGTGTATCGCCGAAACCTCTTGATCCACTCTTCCGTGTATTGCTCGGGCTTTCTAAGCTCTGGGATTGACACTAGGCGCCCCCGCTGCGGATTGTCCCGCCGTTGATCGTAGATGCTGAAACGGACACGTCGAACGCCCCGTCAACAACCTGGACACCAATCTTTTGGATGTTCGTAAGACGCGGATCAGTAGACAACACGCCGGTCAGACGATCGGCAATATATGCCTCCCGCACTTCTGGCGGGATCTCGCTTATTCCATCCATGACGTACTCCGAAAACTCGGCAATGATGACCTCCACGCCTTGCAGTATACAGTCGCCGCCGCTCACCACGTCGATGTCCCCCGACGCGGTTTGAGTCATGTCTATACGCATGTCGACCCCCCACGCACTCTTCCCAACGTGCGAACCAAACGTCGGCAACCCTTCGACGGGTGAAGGACGTGGTCGCAGGCTCGGTATTTTCAGCACACGGCCCGCGCGGAGCGCCTCTTGTGGCGTTAGGCGATTTCCCTCCAAGATCGTCGCCCATGCCACCCCAAAGATTCCCTCAATCGACTGCGCCGTGTCGGTGTCGAGCACGGTGTGATCGACTGAGCCAGTGTACGGCCCCACCCCCTGCCCACCGCTCGATAAATACGCCTGGAAATCGCGGTCGGACATGCCAAAAAACATCCCGCCCACCGCTTGCTGAGCCGCCTCGGCTTCGATCTCCGCAAACATTGCCACCGTGTCGGCCACCTTGAGGGCCGCAAGCCCCCCCGCCTGTGAGCTCCAATCAACGCGCCCCCGGTCGATTGCTATTTCTTCGACATGGACCGCCGCGATCACTTCCCGGGCCGTGTTGGAGAGGCTCTCGGCCGTCGTCAGGAAATCCGCAGCGCTTGACGCGACCCCAATGTCGGCACCCTGCGCCCCGGCGCCTGTAGGTAGCGTTGCGGTTGCGCTGGCGGCGTCCGTGGTGTTGGATGTCGTTGGACCGCTGTTCGCTGTTTTGCCCACGGCTTGGTTAGTGCGTTTTGCAGCGCCACCGGCCATCACATTCGCCGCGCTGTTCTTCTGTGCTTGAAACGCCGCCACGCTGCCCTCGGCTTGGCTGGCCAAGATTCCTACCGGTTGACCAACTAGCGCGTCGGCCAAGGTTTCCAGGGTCAGCGACGAAATCAGAGAGTTGGCGTTGCTCCAGGCGTTAAGCCCTGCCATCAAGCCCGATAATAGAGCTTGCATAAGGCCACCGGTAACGAGCGGTCCAACTTCGCGAGCTGTAATCGAGTACCACACGGCCCCAGACGCCGACGATCGGCGCGCGGATCGCTCGTACCGCACGTCGGCGATCAGCGCCTCAAATTTGTTGTTATTCCAAAAATCGTAGAAGTTAAGGAAAAACGTGGATTTTTCGGGGTCGAAGTCTGTAAGCTTCAAAGCCAACAACGGCGTGCCGGTCAGCCAATTGATGCACGCGTCCACATCTTCGCGGCTGATAGCTTCCGATAGTCTAACGATTTCGTCGTCAAACCGCTGGAAGCGCATACTCCCATCCCCAAAAAACAAGCCAAGGCCGCGCGGCGCTACTCCGAATGTTCCCTGAAACGAATACGCGACAAGAGCCCGGCCACCACGGGTCAGAAGGGTGCCACCCGTCGTCCGATCGACCGCTGAACGACTCCCCCCAGATATCGCAATGGTATTCGGAACGACGACCAACGGGTGCACCGCCAAGCTTTTAACTACGACGTCCCCGTTGGATTGCGTTGTCCGCATTCCAAGCTCAAACAGAAAGAGGCTTAGCTGGCCCCCGGCGTTATTTGCGGCAGGCATGAGTCAGTCCAGAGGGCAAAAGAGATCGACGGAAAACGTGGGGAGCTCGGGCAAAGCTGGAAGCGGTGGCACCGGCAAGGCCACCGGAAACGACGGAAGTGGGATCGGAGGGATGGCGCAATTTCCCGCCCCGAGCGGACACGACAAATCGATGGAAAAAAACGGGAGCTCTGGCAAGGCCGGCAACGGGGGAACGGACACCGCAAGCGGAAACGCGGGAAGCGGGATCGGGGGAATGGCACAATTCCCCGCCCCGAGCGGACACGACAAATCGACGGAAAAGGACGGGAGCTCGGGCAAGGCCGGTAACGGGGGCAACGGTAACGACACCGGGAACGCGGGAAGCGGAATCGGAGGAATGGCACAACGAGTCATCTACGCGTCCCTTGTTTCCCCCACTATCGCACATTTCGGTCAATGCCCCGCGATGACTTTGGAGAGGTAGATGTTGGCGGCGGTTGGGAGGGTTAGTTTTGTCGCCATTGCCGTCGCAAGAGGAGCGACCCCGGAGGGTGCCGTAGCAACGCCCACGGCCAGCTCTGAAAGAACCGCGGCAAGGTCAGAGAAAAACTGCCCCGACAAGATGTACGGATCGCCCGGTGCTGCGTTCCCGTTGCCAAGCTGCACCTCAGACCCGAACACCTGAGCTTTGGCTGCCATCGTTGTCGCCTTGCCATCCGACAATCGAAACATTTCCGCCCCCCCTTGGCGAATCATCGTGATGCCCGAGGCTTTGTCGGCCTGCATCGTAAACCAATCACCCCCCGAGGTATTGATCGCGACGTCCGTTTTGCCAACGACAAGTCTCGATCCCGAGCTTGTGGAAATCGAAAGCTCGTCCCGGTCAGCGTCCAGACTGACGTAGAACCGCGCGGCCGTGTCCATGTCGCGACCGATGGACAAACGAAACGTCCCACGGTCATCATAGGCAGCCTCCCACTCGATCACGGCTTGCTGTTCACCGGCTGCATTCAACGGTCTCAGACGTCCTGCTAAGCGATTGGGTGATGATCCTGCGCTGTCGTTGCGCGGCTTCAAGAAATCCGTAGAGCTCAACGAGCGCACGCCCCCGCGTACGATTGGGAGCTTCGGATTCCCGTGGAGAAAATCGATCAAGACGTGATCGCCTTTGACGATTTCCTTGCCAATGTCGTCGTACACCGCGGGACGCGGGAGCTTTTGGATCCCCTCGTCGTTGAAGCCCCACGACCCCTGACAGATTTGTACCCACTCGATCGGCCACGTCTCCCCAGAAAAATCCGTCAACACAACCACGTCGCCGACCTGTACGAATCGGCCGGCGCGCGTCGCCGTACTTCGGCCGTGTGGTGCAGCGCTGATCGGGATTGAGCTCATGGGTCCACAAACGTGTAGTTTTGAGGGTTCAAGGTTGGCGCTGTCGCTTTGATCTCTGCTTTCAAGGTTTCTACCATGCTGTCGTTGTGGCCGCGCTCAAGGCGTAGGGTGGTGAGATAGTGTTGCCCGTAGCTCCAACGGTGCGTGACCCCGGTGCAGTAGAACCTAACGCCATCGGCGCGCTCCCCGCGGGAAGGGGTGGCCCATGGAAGCAAGACCGGATCCCCGACGCGGTAATGGTCGGCACCAACGACGGTCATCGAGCCGCTTTCGAAAAATGGATTTAATCGGTACCAGTTAAAAAGCCGATTCCGAAACTCGCGAACCTCGCCGCCTACGTCGTCGGCCGATACTCCGTCAACTTTGGACGCAACATCCCCACCAATAAGGGTCAGACCGCTCTGGTACGAACGCATTCCGAACTTTCCCGCGGCCCAGAGGTCAAGCAACGGAAAAAAGATCCCCTCCTCCAACATGGCCTCATTTCCGACGAGCGCGTGCTGACTTGTGGTCAGGTAGTAGGACAACGCCTCAGAATCGCCATAGCCTAGATCGTCGCTCACAACATGGCGCTCCTCGATCACGTGGTTTTTGTCTGGGTGCGTGACAAATGTGGTCAAGCCATCCCATCCCGCAGACTGTTCAACTACCGGGGCAAAGTCGAGCGCGGGTTCATCAAAAGGCTTGGGCCTGAGAATTAGGTGAATCTCAGGAATTGGATCATCATCTCTAGGCTTCGTGTCGATCCGTACTTCGTAAAAATCGGAATCGACGATCGAATTGAGAAACCCCCATATGGTACCCTGGAAGTTTCGCGGCGTTTCCGAATAGATGCGCTGGTCACCCCACCCACCAACGACGTTCACGGTCGAAATGATCTCTCGCACCTCGCCGGTTTGACCCGCAAATGGCCCCTTTAGCAACGGAAAGCGCATCGATGGGCAAGCATCCAAGATCCAGTCAGCCACATCTTTCAGCGTCGCGCCCGAGAACAGGTTGGAGGCTTGCTCGCCGACGCCTGTTGCCGGCCCCCATGTGCCGGGAAGGTTCATCAAGAGAGGATGACCCGGCCCGAACGCTTCCTCCACGTCCGAGCGAAACACCCGCTCCCCGTTGACGGTCAAAAACGCTTTGACGATGTGATCATTCACCAGGATTTTACCCATATCCATGCCGCTTAGCTTGATCGTTTTTCTGATTCGTTGACCGATACGGGACCGAGACCGAGACACGCGCGAAACAAATCCAAAGGTGATCCCTCCAGGTACATCGAAACCAATAGAGATCGGCGTGTTGGGGCCTATGGCTTGATAGATCGACTCGTACCGATTGAGGTTAGCGGCTTGCTTGTGATCGGGCGTGTCGCGCGGCAGCAACACAACCGACCAAGAGCCGGCCCCGCCCTGGATCCCCTTATCCGCTGTGAACGACACACATTCAGCACTTAAATCGTACACATCGGAACGATCGTCCGTCACCCAAACGAAAACCCGCGGCGTCGCGTTTCGAACCGTGGTCACAGTCCCGTCCCCCCGCCATACCTCTGAATAATCAAATCTCTTTTGGCTTCCTTTGCTTGTTCATTAGCCTCCCACCGAGCCCTCTCTGCCGGGGTGGCCGTGCCCATATGCACTTTCCCAGATAGACCGTCACCCAATACGGTGTCCATGGCGTTCTGTATGCCCCCGACGGTTTTAATGGCCCCCGACGCCTCCTTGAACGTCGCCGTCAGCTCGACCAGGCTTTCGGCTATGTCTTCTGTTGACTTCTGCCAATCGATATTTACCAGCAACCCCATCCCTTCGGCTAGGTTTTGGAAGCTTTTCTGTAAACCGCTCATAACCGTGGAAACGGTTCGGCCGACGCCCATCATCATTTCCTCAGACGTCAACCCGTAGCCTTCGCCCCTGCTCACGGTAGCCGCCCCGGTAGCAACGAAGCCGCCGCGTTTGTACGCGCTCTGCTCCCCGCGGTTTTTCCGCGCTTGCAAAGCCGCCGCCGCGCTACGGTCGCCACCCGCGCCGACCTCCGCTTTGTATGCCGCCAGCCCTTCGGCCGAGCCAAGGTTCTGGACCAGCGCCTCCAACTCATGGGCTTTTAGCTGCCCCCCGCTTACGGACTCCAGGCCCATAAACATCTGAGTGTTTGAATACCCGGCCGCTTGAAACTCTCCGAACAGATCGCCGATGTTGTCGGGGTTGTAGATCCCCTCCTCCAGGCGTTTGCGCATGTCGATGTACGACGGCCCGCCCTTGCGGCCAAAACCCATCACCCGCATCATATACGATTTCATCGGGCCACCCCCCGTCATCGTTCCCTGAAGCCGGTGCAAGAACCCCGTCGCCGCTTGCCCGCGGCCCCGTTCATCATCCGACCCGTTCAACGTGCCGAAAACAAGGCCCGGCAGCGCTTGAGCTACCCGGAGCCCTTGACGGTCAACGTGGCCAGTCGACGCGAACATATCGCTCACTAGCCCCGTCCGTTGCTCCATGAATTCGCCGTGGCGCCCTTCGCTCATCCCTAGCCGCGCCGCAAGGCCGGACATTTCCTCCATGTAAGCCGTCCGCGCCGGGGCTCTGCGTAGAGCTCCAATCAGCTTGCGGGCCGTCCCCATGCTTCGCATCGTGGTGGACGGGTCAATGCCAAACGTCCGTCCGTACCCAAGGAATTCCTGAGCCTCACCTCGCCCCACGGTGTTGGTCTGACCGCCTAAAATCTCCATAAATTGCCCGGTTTGCGCGATGGTATAGCCAAGCGCACTCCCATAATTGGTCACGGACCCCGCGGCCGATGCAAACCTCGCGTCGAGTTGCGCGATTATTTTGCTGAGCTCCATGTACTTGTGGCCCGACTGAAGCAAAAAACCGGTAATCGACGAACCAAGCCCCACACCAAGCGCCGTCGAGGCCGCGCGGCTTACGAAGGATCCCCCCATCCGGTTGGCTTGACCAAAGGCCGCCCCAATTTGAGACCGGTCCCGCTCTTTTGTATGAGCCTTGGCTCGGTCCGCGTTCGCTTGGACAACACCCGCCGCCCTGTTCTCTTCGTTTCGCCCTCGATCAGCGTCTAGCCGTTGCTGATAGCGCAGATGCGCCCCGAGCCCGGGCGAGCTTGTGGTCTGGGCGGCGTGGTGTGTTTTCGCGTCCCGCCCGAACGTATCGGGCGACCAGACGACGACATCTTGAAACTCACGTACGGCGGCCGTGGCGTCCCTCACCTTTCGCGAGTAATCGACAATGGCTTGCACGTCGGCCTGCGCGCGGACTCGGATTGTTTGTTCGCTCATTTGTCGGCCTGTGATTTAGGAGAAATCGATCCCATTCGTAGAGTCATGGGCGCGCTTCGCTCCTGCTTTTTCTTGTGGATGTACTTGAGGCGTTTCTGTACGTCTGCACTGTTCAAGAAATCCAGATTCCGCGTCGTCATCTTCTCACCCAGGGACGGATCCGCTTGGACATCGCTGGCAAACACCGCGGTCGGGTTTGATCGTTCGTGCAGTCGTCGCTCTTGGTATGCCGACATGAGGAGGTCTCTTAGAATTTCGGGGTCTGTAGCGCTGAGGTATCGTTCGTCCCGAACTGAATAGCCATAGCGCTGGCGCCATACCTCTCGAAAGTTGCTTGATTCGTGCCACGCCTGAACGATGACAGGGTGATCACTGTGTCGCGGGATTTGCGCAACGCCCTCCACATTCAAGACGTGGAGGGCCGCTCGTTTCCCGGCACTTCGGCCTCGCTTGCCCCATCCATAGCGGCCTGAAATGCGGCGGTGATCGTTCGGTATGTATCGTTGGATACCACGCGGTCGGCGATAGACCGCCAACCTTCTGGTCCCGACACAAAAAGAACGGTCCAGCGCGCCTGGAACTCTAGGGAACGGTTCAAGTCGTGGAGCTCGGACCAACACGCGCGAAGATCGGCGGGAAGATCGAGCCATGCCGCGTCTAGCGTGGACGCATACACCTCGTTTTCCACCTCGGGGACGAGGCTGTAAATCATCGCCGTGATCTGATCGATTTCTGTGCGAAGATCGGCGTATGCTTTGACCCCGCCCGCTAACTCGTGGAGCTTGCGTTGGAGCTGTAGCCGTTCGCGGATTGTGGGTTCCACGTGGAACACAAACACGGCCTCCGCATCGGTTTCTAACTCCACGCGGACGTCTATTGTTTTTCGCTGGTCCATATTCTCTCCGGTTGGTTACTGCCGGAGACATAGTATCAGACGCCGCCGAGCTCGGCCCATTGCTTCCCGTTGTAGCGGGTGCCATAGACAAAGCCGAGATCAATGGTCTTGTTCCCTCGTGCTCCCTGGCTCTGCGCGTGTCGATTGATCTTACACCCGGTGTAAGCATTCAAAATCGTACCCGCTCCAGGCCGATGCTCGGCTACGCGCTCCAAAATCGTGTATTCTTTTCCGAGAAAGGTGTCCGCCGATGGTAGGGAATCGTTCCACGCTGGGGTGAAAAACGCCGGCACGTTGCACCCGCCGTCGTGGCGGCCTTGCACGTGCTCATTCACTTTGTGGTCGCCGGCCTCTTCGACCGGGTTGGTTTCGAAGTTGTCGGTCATGTTTATGCCGGTTGTCGCTCCGATAACCACATCCGACGGATCGTCCGCATTGAGAATAATTACCTCTACAGCCGCCCCCGCCACCTTGCTGACGTAGGCGTCTTGGCCTTGGAAAGTTGCGTAAGACATTGTCTATTCTCCGATATTCACATAGGTGGTCACGGTTATGAAATCCGTGGTTGTGGGCAACTTGACACCCCACACGACGTTGTACCCGTTGCCGCTTGCGTCAAGCGTGATCGAGCTGATGCTGAAATCTTCAATCAGGCCACGCTTATCCTTCAAGAATAGGGCGCGCTTTATGATGACTGCCGAGATCGTGGACGGGTCGACCTTGTCTGCTCCGAGCTGGGAACCGTCCAGATCCTCCTTCAGCACACGATCGACAAAATCGGCCTGATCTCGCTGCATGATCAAACAAGTATCGGCGGTGTCCACATTCCAACTCTGGGTATTTGCTTGTAGCGTGTTCAAGCCCTGGCTCACGACAAAGCGATAGGGCCGACTTCCCGAAAGCCTGTAGACACCGACGCCAGCCTTGTGAAGGGTGGTCAGGTTGCCGCTTACGCGCTCGTCCCATTTGATTTCGAGCGTAGAGTAGGAGAGCGCGTCGTTGGTCAGGTTGTGCGCGATGCCCCCGGCAATACGCATCCCGAACACCGCGGGCGCCAACGACTTGTAAGCATCCAGGTAATCCATACCACCGGCCCAAAGGTCGATGTCTTGGTTGTCGAGCGCCGTTGCGCGCACCTTCGGATTGGTACTTCCGGCGCCGGCCAAATTGGTGTCGCCCCAATCACAGCCCGTCGTGATGCTGACAGGATAGCCCGCCGCGCGCTTGGTGATCGCCCAATCGCGCCAAGCTGCGTGAACGGTCGTCAGGCTTTCCACCAAAAGAAACGCACGGGGTACGATTTGCTCACGAAGCAAAAACGCGTCCCACTCTTTCGAGTCCAGATCAGAAATAAAATCGTTGTGTTCGGTAAGCGTGCCAGCGGGCGATGCGCCGGGGACAACGGTGCCCCACGCGCTAACCTCTTTCATAGGCTTTTCAGCCTGAGTCAAGAGCGCCGCGTTGCTGAATGTTGCGGCCTTGGAGGCGCCGATGTGCTTCGATGTGTCATTGAGCCAATCGACCAAAGCCTGGCCATTTGCTAGGGTGCCGCTCGTCTCTTGTCGCGTGGTGTCGTACTCCACGATCATCCCGTAGCCGCTCGCCGCGGTTTCCGCGGCAGAAACCGCGGCGCTGGCGGTGGTGGTGATGTCCACCCAGAACACCTCTTGACCGTTGGCGTCAAACTCCGTCCCTTTGCCGTCCGTGGCTTTGACCAAATAGGCGACGTTGGCGCTGTTGTTATCTCCAAGCTCAATAGCTTGGCCGTCTTTGACCCAGGTGTTGTCACGCACATAGATACGCGTGTCGCCAACGCTCACGTCCTGGGCCAAGCGTGCAAAATGCTTCAGCGGGGTGACCACCACACCCGAACCGCTCACAGCAATTTTAATGTGCCCCCCGGGTGCGCCGAACTTCTTGGAGTAAATGTTCATTTCAACCACTGGGCCGGTGGAGTGAGCGGGGACCGAACACCGAACAAGCGCAGAACAGGACACGTAATAAGCAAACGGCAATCCGTGACGCTTCGCGTACTTGGCCGCGATCGCAATGTCGGACGCTGGGCCGTATTCATCGGCGACGGCACTGGCCGTCCCAAGCGCAACGAACGGCGAAAATTCCGCCTCATCGCTATACTTCAAGTCGTTGGCGTTGTATGGCACCCCCCAATCCGCGTCACCGATGACCACGGGGACGTGGAATTCGGGCAAGGGTCCGGGGAGACTGCTGCGCACACGGATATCCGTGTAGACACCGGGTATATACTTCGTGGTCCCGTCGGGGGCGGTAACGGAAGGCATATGTTACTCCTTGATCTTCTTAGTCGGCTTGGATTTTTTTGGAAGCACTAGCGCCACCGGGTTGTCGCTGTCGCGCGCTGCTTTCCATTGCTTGCGATTCCACGCCCTGATCCGGTCTATGACCTTGGGCCAGTCTTTGGCGCTGAACTGGACCGCCTGGGGCGCACAGCAATCGAACAACAGATCAACACAACGCGCGTCGCCTGTTCTTTGTTTTGCTTCGGTCGCATCCGTGGCGGGTGGCATTTGGGCGATGTATTCCAAAAAGGTCATGGGATCCTCAGTTGCTATATGTCACGCTCTGCGACATTTTGAAAGCTACCCGCTCTCTTTGGGACGTTTGGTGTTGGGTCCATTCCATGGACATGGACATTACCGGCACATAGGCAACATGTGGCGTCAAGTCAGAGGATACCTCAAACCCGCCGTCCGATAGGGTGATGTTGAGAACCCCGGCGCTCTGGAGGCGTCCCTTGTCACGCATTAGAACATTTCGGACAGCTTCATGCAGTAACAGAGACCCCTCCGGGGCGATCGCCCATGATCCGATCTGAATTTGGGTCGTTTGGTCTGAGCCAATGATCGTGTGCTCGACATGTCGGAGCTTTTCGCCTGCTCCGAGCTTTTCGACGCGCCGGTGCATGACATCCCCCATGGTCGCCTGGCCCACATCTTCGCTACCCGAGGCAACCAAAACCGAGACCCAGGGCAATGACAACTCTGTCCGTGGATAGGTCACCCCAACGCGCACCGCGCCGGCGCTGCCATAGGAGACCAATCGCTTGAGGTGATCCTTCAAGTCTTGGGTCCATTGGTCTTGCGTCCCGTCTCGCAAGTCATCAAAGCGCTGGTAGAGCTCGGAGAGTCGAACGTCATCAGACGCGAGCTCTACCAGTCCCTTGATCAACACCTCGCGCACCAACAGGCTCGGAACAATGCCCGCACCAGACCCGAGCGGCTTTGGCATCTAGCCCCCCCCGATTACGGCATTTACACCGGCCATTATGTGAGCCTCTAGGCGGCCGTTGCGCATTGTCGCTTGCATGACGCGACGCGCGACGTACTTTCCTTGGCGCGCTGGGATGTTCCAGCCCTGAGAGTTTTCGGTCATTGTTCGAATGGTCATATAAGTGGTGTGCCTTCGCGTTCCCGTCTTAAACATGCCGTGAAATTTTGAAGCACTCCAGGCCGGGTTAACCATCGGGCCGTGTTTGTTTTTGCCCACTAGCCGCGCTGTACGCCTTTCATCGACCGACATGTTGTGGGCGCCTTGCCCGCCGCCCAGAGCGATCCCCGTTCGAACGTGGGATCGGTCCAGCGCTCGGCGGTGGGGGGTTTTCGGTCTCACATATCGATCGGCTTGAACATACTGGCGCTTGCCGGATGGCATCGTGCGATATACCGGCCCAACACCGAGGCGCTTGTGATGGGAAAGCTGCCGCTTGGCCGTCAAGTAAATGTCCCGGGGCATCATATTACGAAGAGCCGTCCGAGTTTGGCCGCCATCCCGCCGCGCCCCGGGCTCTTTAAATGCATAATGCCGAAACGGGACGTGCATGTATCGCACACCATCGGCAGATTTTTTAATTCTGCCGGTGGCCTTCCCCCAATTTACGACCGATGGTAAGTGGAACGCGGGGTGTCCATCTTCAACGATCGACGCATGTTTCGCCGTATTCGTAACCGAAAACACAACAGACCAGACGCTTCCGCTCATAGCCACCTGTTCGACTTCAAGCCGGCCCTCGGCTTGAATGCCGTTGATGTATCCCCCGCGGTCGCTGATCTGCATTGCGTGGGCGGCGGAAATCCACGTCCCTTGGATGTATTGTGCCGCGCGCAAAGCCCCGCGGTTAAATGCTCGTTTCATGGTGTCGAGATCGGGGGTCATATCGTCCCACGACGCCCCCTCGATTTGCAAGCTGAACTCCAAGGTCATCGCCGCTCTTCCTCCCCGCGCGTCCATTGGTCCAGCCGACTGACCGAACACCGGTAGGGGTAAGCCGTCCCGGCTTCCGCTCGAAACATACCGGGGTCATACTCCACAACATAGGCCGCGGGAGCTCGATATCGCACCGTGTACCCCCGGGCCGGGGATGGCCCGCACCCCTCGCGCCATTCAATCCTCTGGCCGGTGCGGGTGTATTCTACGCCCTCCACGGCCTCCAGAATTGCACGCGTCCCGGCCTGTTCGTAAAACACCGCCTCCACTTCCGAGACGCGTGGATACTTCAACCGATCCGGGGTTGGTGATTGCTCGGGGACGCGGTAGTCGCCAATCGAATCGCGGAACCGTATGTCAGAGCCGCTGAGCTGTTGATGCGCGCGATAGATCACCTCCTGAACGATGTGGGTCTCGTTGTCGGGTAAAATCATGTCACCAGGCGCCGCAATAATCGGCCGGGGAAACGTCGCCTGAGCATCACCGTGGATCAATTGGCCCGCGGCTTGGTCCTCTCGTTTGTTGCTGCGATTCTGCAACAACACGACAATCGGCTCCCGGTGCTTTTGTGGGTGTAAATACCCGCGACCGAAACAGCTTGGACAACCAATAGCCGGGAGGCCGGTTTCGAGGCGCAAGCATGGGCATTTGATGCCCCTCCTCAACTCGGCACTTTGCCCGTGTTGCTCGATCAAATCGTCGAGCTCGGCCGGGTCCACGTGAATCAGGGGAAACCTATCGGTCCCGACCACCTGGAGGCTTTTCCTTCGGGCGGCCATCAATAGCCGTACATCATGACCGGGAGGCCACGCTTGTACGATCGCAGGCTTTTCCAATTGATCCGCTTGGTCGCTTCATCCAAGACGTGCTCAAGTGCTGAATTCAAACCGTAGATCGCCGACGCCTGAAGACCAACGGATCGACTCACGCCGTCCATGCTTATCGACGCACTTGTTAGCCCTTGCGACTGCGCCAAACCACCAATCGACAAGAGGGTGATCCCTGCCACGCAATAGCACCAATGCGCCAAAACCGCCTCGATCTCACCCGTCGCGCCGCCCTGTTTCGAAATCGGCCCGCGCGTAAAATCGACGGCCCAAAAATCCGGCACCGGGCTCTGGTGGATGTTGATCGTATGCCACACGCCGTAATTCGAACCGCCACCGTCGGCGTTGTTGGTGATCACTACCGACAACAGATCGGTCGGAATGATGTGGAGCGTTCCCTGCTCCCCCCACTCCAATTTCACAAAATTCATATTTCCGTTGGCTTCGGAAAACTCCCAAACCAACACGTCGAAATAATACGCGCGGATCCGGTCAACCGATATGACAGAAGCCGAGGGCAAGTCAATCCGAAACCACGTATTTGTCGCCGCCCGATTGTACGGCAAGCGTGACACCAGGCGGTCAAAATGGACTCCCTGAATCAAGCCGTCGTCAGCGGGGCGAGCCTTGCAAACCTCGATCCCCATAGGGACGCCAAGCTTGGCCTCCAGCTCGGAGATCGCCGCGCGCATGTGCCACCGAATCGTCTCGTCTGGTATCGCCCCTAGAACACCGGTCAGATCATCTTGTGAACTTGGGTCGAGCCCAGCCGCCAAACCCGGCGCGTACCTCCTTCTCCATAAATCTGGATCAAGAAGCTCCGCAACAGGGACACTCAGACCGAGTGTGCGATAAGACGGCCGACTCATATCCCCTCACGTTATCGGCGCTGACAGTACAGGTAAGCGCTGGCGCCGACCACATCACCGGAACCTGTACCAACGACGGACAACGCGATGGTCGCGTTGTAGTCTACGTCGGCCTTGCCCGTTTCTGGAGCGACACGTTGACCGGTGCCCGCGCCCGTCTTGATGTCTTCTGGCGCGTCCAAGATCGTGGCGCCCGCCACCAAAACGTCGGCAGTCGCCGCCGAACCCGCCGCCGACTCACAACCAAGATCCGCGGCCCAGATGGTAAGCGGCCAAGGCGCCTTCACTGCGAGGCTGACCTTCGTGTTGTTGTTGGCCGCGGTATGCAGCATCAACGGAATGACAAAGAACGAAGCCGGAAACTCGTGCAAACGAGCATGGCCGGCATAGCCGAGGGCCTTGTCGTAGCGCCGCAAGTCGAAAAGTTGGTCACTAGTAGGGCGAACACTGAACGCCCCAACTACGGCAGAGTTGCTAATTTCAGCCATTGGTGGCTCCTTCTGTCAGTCGAATGATCGCGTCTCGTTGGGCTACCGAAACAGTCGGAAGACCTTCTCGACGCAAATAGTAATTGATACGATTTGGGTGCGGGTGACTCTCTTGGGTCTTTTTTCGCAGATCGCTGATGATTTTCTGCGCGGACTCTAAGTCTTCCGCCGATCCCCATTCTTGCAGTAGTTCTACCGCGTCGGCCGCGGTGACGATCGGATCCAAATGCACAGGATCGGCCACGTCCGAGCCGGCCGCCTCGGTGCTCGGGCTATGCTCGGGCTCCTCTTCCACAGGCTCGACAACAGGAGGCGCCTTGCGCTTCTTTTTGCTAGGGGGTCGTGGCGGGCGCCATCCGTCGGCCGGCGTCTTCCATCCCGTAACTTCCCACGGGTACGCCTTCCCTCGCATTTTCGCCCAATCCACCGGAGGAACGGACAATAGCATTTCTGCCAGCGTTAGGCCGGTAGCCAAACTTCGCCCACCCGCTTCTCCTGGGTTGCCGTGGTTGAATACTCCAACCAAGTCGTCGGTCGACCATCCGAGCTCTATAGCTCGATCCAGAGGCGTGGTGGCCGTGGGTGGTACGGGCCGCAATGTTGGACGAGATTTAGGGGCAGTGGAGAGAACCTCGTCCTCCCGTACCACCCGAAACCGGCCATCCGACTGCACCACAGCCGCCCGAACCGCCGCCAACGCCGGCGCGTCCTCCGGCATGGTGGCCACCATCACATACTCCCCGGATACAAGCTCGCGTTTAACGAACTCCACCGGTTCCCCCCCCATCCAGAAGATCGAAGAGTCGCGTAGGCGGCCACCATGTCGGACGATCCACACCATCGACGGCTTAGGCCCGGCCGATGTTGTAGAAATACACATTCTGGAGGGCGTTGCGCACCTCGGGAACGCAAGCCGAATACATCAGAGGCCGGTCCACTTCAGCCAGAATCGACGCCAGCGCCATGATCCCCATTGATGGCCCCAGGCTTGCGACGGCCACGGTGTTCGTCGGCGTGTCACCACCGGTCAAGAAGCTGGCCGCATTGTCACGCGCCGCCCAGTATGCCCCGGGCTGCCCATTGTGCAGAGCGCGCTCGGAAGCGGAAGTCACCCGCAGACCAAAGGCGTGCGAGGTGTTCGGACGGTAATGGTTCAGATCGTAGGATGTTACTGCGCCACCGCCCCCGGTGTTCGCTACCTCGAAAATGAACCACGCATCGGTCGAAGCCGAGTCCGCGTCCGTGCCGCGGTAAACCTTGAACGAGTCGGCCAAGGGGTTGCCCGGGGTGATCGTCAGAGTCACCTCTTGAGTCGCCGCGACGGTCGTGTAGCCCGTTGAAGGCGCACGCGTCCCGAGACTTTCGAGCTCTTCGACGGTCTCTGTGATCACCCAGAAAATCTCCCCGGCGCTTGCTGCATCCCACTTGGATACCCGGCTACCGCCCGGTGAGCCCGCGGAAGGCGCCGCAACCGTTGGACTCGTTGTCGGTGCACCAGTAATCAGCGCGCTGCTGTACTGCGGCGCTGCATAGATGGGGGACAAGGTGTTGTCCGACTCAAACCAAATTACCCGGCCCTGGGTCTGGATGCCTGCAATCTGCTGACCGACCATGTATGGCTTCGCAGAGATCGGCATCGGGAGACGCTGGGCGCCGTCCATAGAGCTCTCAAAGGTCTCGCGAGTCATCGGATCCATACAAAAGCAATTGAACACACCAAACAGCGTCGCGCTCTTGGCGGCCCGTTCGCGGATCGTGTCAATGGTCAGGGGTGATCCCTGCATGTCGATTGCGTGGGAGCCATAGGGAGACGTGCCCGTCGTTCCGTCTGTGCCTTCGCGGATCTGCTGTGCCAGTCCTTCGAATCGCAGTCCACTCGCTCCGAGGCGCGTCTGCGACGTGTCGGAAAAATAGAGGTTCCGGTTCTTCTTGAACAACATATTTTTGCGCAAGGCTACGCGCTCAATGTTCTGAGCGCCCGTGGTGCCGAGGGCGCGCTGCGTCTTCTCAAGCGCCGCCAAGAGAAAGGTCGGCCCAATCTCGCCCATGAGCTTGATGTTCTTGATCACGCGCTCGGTGCCGAAGTTGGTCTCAGGGGGCAAGCTCCGCTCCCCAAAAAAACCACTATTCCGGCTGAAGCCATAGGAGGTCACCTTGGTGAATTCGTGCTTGATGCTTGTGGCGGGCACGGACGGCAGCAACTTCATGAGCGTGAGCTCACCCGGGTCGCTTTCGTTCCAAAGTGTATTGTGGGCCTCGATTTCGAGGTCCTCTGGAACGATATCCGTAATGTTTCCGCTGTGAACCGCCTTTTCCAGTGCTTGAAGCAGTTGGGCGGTCTGGGCTCCGTTGATTGACATTTTTCGGTCCTTCTAAAGTAAGGTTTAGAGATTCGCTAACGCTACAAACGCTATAGCGGTTAGGCTTGAAGAGTCTTCACCGCCTCAATGATTCGCGTGTTGTTGGCGTCGTCGTATGCGTCGAACTTGCCCGTGTGCTGGTAGCTGCGCAGCTCGTCAGTTGATACGACATGACCCATCCGAGCCTTCGCTAGAACGTCCTTCGGAAACCCTGGCCCTTCGGCACGCTTGATCTCCTGACGCCGCCGATTCGACACGCGCGGGCGAGCGGGAGCAGTGAAACCCGTGTCCGGTACCGACATGAGAGCCTCATGCGTAGCGACCACCGCTTTCCCCATGGGTGCCAGCGTTCCAGCCAACCCGCGGGCGAGCTGTTGATTGCTCTTGACCAGTCCCTTGATCAGCTTGCGGTCGAGCGCGCGGCCCTTCTCCAGTCGCTCGATTCGCTTGGACATAGCCGTCAGAAATTCCGTAGCGTCGATCGCGCCTTGATCGTAGTCGTTGAACTGACGAGACATTTGCATGTCTTCGAAGCCTGGCTCGTCGTCCTCTTCGTCTTCGTCGATCTCCTCTTCGTCTTCGTCGATCTCCTCTTCGTCTTCGTCGATCTCCTCTTCGTCTTCGTCGATCTCCTCTTTGGCCTTGGCCATGGGCTTAACAACCACGCCGAGCAAAGTGTTGAGGCCATCGACCAAGCCCTTCGCCATGGTTTGCATAGCTCCGTCGGTGTCGTCGGCGAGCTTGCCGATCTCTTCGATTTCGGCCGCTAGGGTGTCGGGATTGATTTTATCCAAGTTAGGCACTTTGGCGCTCCTTGTGGTTTGCATATTGAAGGCACCAGCGAATCGCCTCCCGTCGGGAGATTTTAAATCTTCGCCGTACCTGTCGGATCAAGTGTTCCATCTTTTCGGTTTTGGTGTCGCCTGATACGCCTTCCAAATCTTCCTTAACGACTGCGCCGGTTCCCGCGCCACCCGCGGTAACCGCTTTGGCGAGTGTGCACCGCGCACCTTTGGGGCATTTGCAGTTGCGGCAGGCATCGGCGCCGACCATCCCCTTGCGCAGAAAGGCTAACTCCATCGGCTCCAAGGTCGTGTCTGGATTGACCGGAACCTCGCACACGGCCGCACAGGTCACCTTAGCGTAGAGGACACGCTTTCGACATGGCGACAACGCCATAGAACCCTCAGCGCTCAAGCCTAGAGGCCGCGGGGTGCCCTTGAGAAGCTGTGACAAGCTCCAGAAATGATCCGCACGATCAAGCTCGCCCGGGCTAGGCCATTTGTCGGGGGGCAGAAACTTCTGCCATGATTGGGGGTCCGTCCGGTCAAACAGGTGACCCGTAGTCCAAAATCCGACTTTGCCGTGCGACTTGCTCAACTCTGTGTCGCCGGCGTGAAACTCCAAGGTTGTCGGAACGCCAACAATGATCGGCTTTCCATCTGGGCCGACTATGTGGGTGTCGTTCCAGAATCCGCCTTTTATGTACTCTTCCCAATTGATATGTCCGAGCTCGCGCGCTGCGTCCATGATCTGATCGTCGCGATCGACGGTGGGTACCACGCCACCATCTGGGCCGATCTTCCCATAGGTCATCAGCCAACCCCCGAGCGGGCGCGTTGGTCGCCATCCGGCGCCGCGGCTTTTGACCAAGGGTACAACTTCGCCTTTCATGCGAAAACTGTGTTTGTGGATTGGCGGATTCTGTGACGCTTCACACCTCAAACAAAAAAAGACCCACCATCCGAGAGCGAAAAAGGATGGTGGGCCGTAGCTGTCGAGAGCCCGCACTCTCATAGCCGCACGCCTACATGTGATCACGTTTGTGGAGGATTGTCAACAACTCGGCGCACAATTACCCTTCTGCGGGCTTTGGGCGTGGCGGCGGCGGGCTCTTTTAGCGGCGCGGAGCTCAACAGCGGAACCTCTATGTCTGCGCCACAGCCACCGGGGCACAGCGCCACCACCCGGCCGTCGCTTCCAACCTTGATGATCCTGTTGGCCAACGTCCACTCCCCGCGTCGCTTTTTCCACAGCGATTTGTCGCAGGTGTGGCATTTCACCTCCACCGCGGCCGGATCAATCGCGGCCAATGATTGCCTCTAGTCGAGCGCGCTCCGCTAGAAGAGCCCTGAGACGGCGGTGCGTAAAGATGCCGCCGACGTCTTTGCTCAGGGCTTCTTGGGCCTTCTGTATTGCTGGCCCCATCGTGTCGAGCTGGGCCTTCGCTCGGGCGATCAGCTTCTTGCGCTGCGCGTCCGACTGAAGCCGGTGGGTTTTAAGGCGTACCAGATGACCGACTGCTTGTTGGTGCTGACTCATGCTGCCCCTTTGTGCTTTTCTTGGAGGGCCTTTTGGTACGCGAAGGCGACCCCGTGCTCGTCTAGGTTAGCGAGCGGGCTTTGGAATACATCGGCAAGCCCGCTTTTACGGCGCAATCTGCGGCGCGCGGACGTGTCGAATTCTGTGTCTGTGTGCCAATCGTGGACGTCCACATTTCCCGTTTGGCCTTGCCGGTACGCACGGCCGGATCTCTGGGCGTGACTCTTCATCGTTTGCGGGACGTCGTAGTGGTGGATCGCTTTCCCTCGCTGAAGATTGAGCCCCGCCTCTCCCGACGCCGTGGATACAATGACGTCGTGCTTCGGCGGGCCGCTCCCCTTCGGGTCGAATCCAAGCCTCACCGAATCGCGAGCCGACGCGGTGAGTCCCCCATGGTACAGCGCGGAACGTAGACCGCGGCGGCGAAGCTCTTCGTGGATAAGTTTCGCGCCTGCCAGAGAATCGGAGAACACAATCGAAGGTTTCCCCTTTTGGCTGTTGCCGTCACGGTCCACATAGAGCCCGTGGTTTACGTCGTGCTCCAGCACGTCGGCCATTTGCTTGAGTTTTTGGTTGTGCTCTACCGGGGCCAGGTTTACCGCGCGGCGCATAGCGGACTCTCGAATGATTCCGAGGCTCCGCGACAAGTCACGCGCTACGCGTTCGTGGTCGGCGGCGGGAATATCGAACTTTCCAGGCGCCGCCAAGAACTTCATCGCTTCCACATCTACGCCCCCACGTTGCCGGGCGGCCCTTGCTCGCTCGTACATTTTTTTGGTCTTGTCTACCAACGCCGCGTGCTTTCCCGTTAGCTTGATCGGTCCTTCGCCGGGCACCTTCCGTCCCTCTACGATCCGCGGGTTGGAGCTATCCAGACGCTTGACCCCTTCTGGCTTCACGTGGGCCGTGTAAGTCATGTGGGCCATCTCGCGGCGGATCGCGTCTGGATTGTGCGCGAGGTCTTGTCCATATGCCTGCATGAATTCGTGAGCGTCTTGGTACTTCACGGGATCGAGCTTCGATGCCATGGCGAAGACTTCGCGCTCATCGTTTTTGTGCGGCGTAGCCGTCCCGGCCAAGTAGTGTGTACGATTGATCGGGTGACTTACGGCGCTATTCATCATCGCGACCCCGCTTGGGTTGTCTCTCCACGTCCCAAGGTGCGCCTCATCCTCATACACCATGTGCTTTGGGATCCCGTGGGCATCGAAAGCCTCACGCATCCACCGGGCGCGGGTCTCGGGCGTGGCGCTTTCCATGTCGGTCCTCATTTGCTTGGGTGTTCGGCCATGGTGTTCGCTCATGAGCTGGAGGGCAGTGTCGCGGAATGCCTGGTGTGTCATCACCCGCATGTGCAACGAATCGTCTTTGAGCATTGCCACGCGGTCGGCGTGCTTTTTGCCAACGCCTGTGCTCCAATTGTATTGGCCCGGCTCGGTAAATTGAAGCATTGCGCTATCAAATTGCGATTGGACGGCAGCGGGCACCAGAAACAAACCGTGCTTTGTGTCGCCAGCGCTGTGTAGGTGTGTGAATCCCCCGATCCCGATCGCCGTCTTACCCGTACCAGTCCCAAGGAACGCTCCAACCGATCCAGATTCCTGCAACATCTTGATCACGCGCTGGCCGTGGACACGCTCTTTATCCATGCGGATACCAAACAGCGGCACTTTTTGGCCAGCTTTGAAGCCCTTGCCGACCTTGCTTACCATGGATGTTAGCTGCTCTTCGGCTTGTTTGCCGAGCGTGTGGCGCTCGCCTTTGCCGGGGTCCGGTAGCTTCCGCGCTTCTTTTTGGGGCGGCGGTTTTGCGCTGAACATCGCCATTTGGTTTTGCCTGTCGATCTCCTCGTGAACCAAATGCTCAGACGCTTTGCGCTTTGCCGCGCCCTTTCCGCCCATATCCGCGAATCCGCCGCGCTCACGTTTTTGCACCTTGGCGTACATGCTTCGTTGTTCCGATAGATACTGGTCCAGCTCATCCGGCGTCGACGTGCCTTTTATGTGCCGCTCTTTGTTCGGGATTTCTTGAACGCCAACGCGCAACGATCGGCCCGTGAGCTGACCGTGGTGGCGCTGCATCGTTTTTGCGAAGTCGCCGCGGATCTCGTGCTGCATAGCGGTCTGGGCGAGCTCCAGAGACGTGTGCGCGTTTACAAACTTCCCCCACGCGGTTGGCTGCTTGGCGACCTCGTCTTTGATTTCACGAACCCGAGCGGGATCTGGGTTGTCTCCGAGCGCGGAGATCGCATCTTGCAAGCTGGCGCGGCGGTATTTTTTGAGAACTTCGTCACGGTCGCGCGCCCAGTCCTTCCACTCTGGGGACGGCCCCGGCGCCATGAAGGACATACTCAGCGTCCCCCGATCCGGGTTTGGCTCGGGGCCTAGCTTTTGCATTTCGGCCATGTATCGGGTTTCATCGACCTTTGTTTTCTTGTCGATCCCCATTCGGTCATAGTAAAAATCTCGGAGCGCGGCCTTGTCGTCGTGCGTCATTTCCGCCAACGGCTTGAAGGCTGCGACCGCGGTTGGGTGTTCCGCAAGCGACCGAAATACCGCCTCGTGGGTATTTGGGTCGTTCACCTGCAAATCTTGGGAGTGGATAGCCCCGGCCGTTTTGCCGTAGGTCTTCTCCATGAACCGATCCGAAAGCCCCTCGAAATGTTCCGACACCTCCTCATACTTGACCTTTTTCCCGTCCTCCCCTCTCATCGGAAAGAGCTCACGCACGTGATCGATGTATTGCTGACGGTCGGGTGCTCGTTCTATGTTCTGCGGGCTCAACAGGTCGGTCATTACGGCCGACGGGTGCTCGCCCTCTGCCAGCCTAGATCCAATGTGGTCCTCTAAGCCTTGCCGCACGTCTGAACCCAGGTCCAAATCCTGATACAACGGAGGCGACTCGGGGACCGGGTCATTAAACGACGAATTTGCACGGCGCGCGATTCCCGTTGGTAACCAGCCCTCCTCGTCGTGTTCGCCGTTACGAATCGCAACGGCACGCGCCCGCTTTTCCATTTCGGCCTTCGGCGTCTTTGTGATCAAATTATCCCAGGAACCGCTCGGGATACTGACCTTTTTCTGCTTGTGGTCGACTTGGTAATGCTCGGGCCGCAATCCAACGGAATGAAGCCACTGGAGCGTCGTTGCTGTGTCGCCCTTGACTTCTAGTTGGTCGGGTAGACGCGTACGAAATGCGTGGCCCATGGTTGCCGTCGCTTCCATCTTGCCAATTGCCGCCCCGACGGCCGACTGTGCGTCGTCGATGTCTTGGTTGTAGGCGTCAAGCTGCAACAACGCCGTCTCAATATCCCCGGCCGTCTCCACCGCTGTTGACAGGTCGGGGACGATCTTGTTTGCGGTGGCGATGGCATCGGCCGCCACCGGTTCCAATCGGTCGGCGTGATACCCCTCCAGCGCGTGCAAGACCGTGGATCCGTCGTGGCCGTCGGACTCCAGCGCAAACCGAGTCAGAATCGCCGCATTTTTCAATCCTATGGCCTCGACTGTGCTTCGGTCTAGATAGCGTTGACCACCAATACCAAGAGACACATCGGCGATTTCTGAATAATGCGCCTGGGCCACGGAGTTTAACGCCACCGAGCTACCCGTATCGTGCAGACCCAAAAGCTGATTAGTGAGCGACCGCTGGGTCTGCTCTCGTATGGATTCGGTTGTTTTAGTGTCTAGCGCCTCGCTCACGTCGATCTTGAAAGCCGACCGAGCCGCTAGATAGTCGCCCTTCTCGATCTCCTTGTTGAGCTTGCGGAACTCTTTCGACTTCTGGGCGAGCTCCACCGCGTCCGACAACACCTCGCGCATTTCTGCGAGCTCCACCGGCTGGGGGGGGGCTTTTTCTGCCTCAAGCAACCCCAGACGTTTGGCCGTCCCGGCCGCGCGGGCAAATGACCCGACCATGTCTCCATGCGCCAGGGCCTTCATTGCGGTGTGAGGCGATTCTTCTTTTTCAATTTCTGCAAAACGCTTTGCGCGCGACTTCTCCACCTCAAACCGGCGCAGCTTGGCGGCGGCGGCGCGCTGGAGCTCTTCTTTGCCGTCGTCGGCCGTTTCTTCCAACCCTCGCCGCTTCATTTCCTCACGTACGGCCGGGTGCTTTAGCGCCGCGGCGTCGCCTTCTGATGCGGCCTTTAGCAGTCGCGCGTCTTGCAGGGCTTGAAGCGACCGTCGGGTCACCTCGTCGCTGGCTTTTGGTGGCGTCGAAGGTATTCCGCCTTTGTCATCCCGACCGCCTAATCGCTCCAGCTTTTTGTCGGGGCTTGGTTGAGAGTCGATGATCTCCAGCGCAGCCTCAGCCGCTTTGGACCCAACTTCCGACTTTCCCGCTGATCGACGTTGCTTGCGTTTTCGCCGGTCGATTTTTCTCTCTTCTCGTTCGCGGTTATCTAGTTGCAACGCCAACGTCGCCAACTCTTGCGCCTTTGCCGCTACGGCCGGCGTTTCTTTCATCGCTTGCGCGACGTTGGCTTTCCAACCCGCTTGCTGGCCTTTTGCTTCGGCCACCTTCTCGGCAATCTCGCGCGCTTGCGCCTTTGCTTCTCGTAGCTGTTTGGCATGGTGCCGCGAAAGCACCAGATTTTTGGCACCCTTCGGCATGTGGATCAAGTTGGATTCGTCTAGATCCTCGGATACGTTGCCAGCTTTGGCGCGAACCTTTTCGATAAAATCCCGCTCGGCGCCGCGCTTGGCATCTTTGACCTTTTGCTTGGCCTGCTTTTCGTCCTCAATAGCCGCCGCGCTCATTTTGCTTTTGCGCTTTTTCTCTTCGACGGCCTTCTTCTTTCGCCGGCCTTTGGCCTCTTTCTTGTACTCCTCCTCCGATTTAATGTCCTTGAGTTTGAGGTAGCTTAGCTTTCCACCGGCGCCGCCGACAATACGGTGAACCCCTTCGCCGGCCGGCTCAATGATCACCGGCACCCCGCGCTCATCTTTGCCATTCGGGTGCACGGTGATCCACCGCTGGCCAGGCTTGAGAGGGAGTGAAGCTTTTCGCATGGGTTGCGGCAACAGACCCGAAAGCTTGTCATAAGTCGCCTGGTATTTCTCGGTCTCCTCTTCGGACGCAAGAAACCACATGACGCTGGACAGGTGGTCAGCCCACAAACGCCACCGACGCGACGCTCTTTCGATCCGCCCCGGGTCTCTTGACTCCAACGCGCTCTCTAGGATTTTTCGGCGGGGTCGCTCTTGCTTCTGTAGCTCTTGGACGTTTTCTGGAAACAGGGCGTGGTCGTGGCGATAGTAGAACGAAGAGAGCTCCTCCACGTCGGTGGCTTCGTCGCCCCCCTCAACTGCTTGGCCTAGATCCATCATCTGGAGGTGACCGTTTGCATCTCGGCCGACCTGGATCTGATCGTTGATTGTCCAGCCGTGGTCGTGCATGTGCAACACAGCGTCGCGGACGTGGTCTAGCTCGTCGGGGGTCAGGTCTTTGGCTTCGTCCAAATACGGCCGAATCATCCAAAACCGGCCGTCGTAGACGCCGCCGCTTGCCTTTTGCACCATCGGCAAATCTTGCAACGCTTTGCGAGCGAGGTATTCGTTGCGCAAATGATCGATCGCTTCGGCTGGCGTTCGGTGGCCGTCGCTTTCGGCCTGAAACGGCGTCGTGGTTGAAACCTTAACGACGTGGCCGCCCACCCGATACACGACCCCGTCCTGCCCTTTTCCTAGATACTTGCCGCCACCGCTCAACAGCTTTTTGATTACGGGGTGTGGAGCTCCCTCGGGGTCGTGGTGGAGCTCTTTACGCATGTCGTGAATATGGTGCGGGACCGATTGTGTCGGCACCTTGTACGGCCGGCTAGTGTGCTCCCCGCCGTGGGTAAACGAGCGCTTACGGGTGAGCCATGTATGATTTTCGTCCTGCTTGTGAACATGAATCGACCCGCCGCCGTACGCGTTCGGAGTTTCCCACGACGCGCCGGGCTTGACGTCATTTTCGTGGACCTTTTGCCAGCGCTTGACGCCCGTCTTGGTGGTCTTGAGTACAAGCCCCGGCCGGTTTTTTAGGCGCTGGCCTTTCTGCAACGCCTTTGGCACCCACGCCCGCCAATTCTTGATCGCCGACACTGGGAACCGCTTTTCCCCCTTTGGCGAATGTGCGTCGTGGACCGTGTATTGGCCGTGTTCGATCCGGTGGGATGACCCATCCTCGGCAATGGCCCGCACGCCCGCGGCGCCCGACGATTGGCTCAGGCCACGGTACGCGTTCCCGTTTGCATCGGCCCAGCGTAGATAAGCGCGACGGCCCCAGCCAACTGACGCATAGCGGTGCTTGTGGGGCACCTTGACCGAAAACGATTCTCCGCTATCTCCGCAGGTTATGTCCAGCTCGACGTGGCTTGGCCTTGCTGTCGTGCAACACCTACAAGGACGAAAGGGCATGTGTCACCTTGGGAGATCAGACGCATCATGGCCGGTCACGGGGCTATATCGGATCGCGCCGGCTGTTTCTTTCAAGTCGTGCAGGAGCTTCCGGTAGCGTTCCCGCTCTAGCGGAGAGCTAGAAGACTGGATCGCTTTTTCGACGCGACCAACCGCCGCCTCTAGTTTTCCGCTCGATTTTTGAAGCTTGATCTCTGCCAAAATCGACTCAGCATGTAGCGCTTTCATATTCTACCCCCGAAACCAAAACGTCCCCACACGGCGCAGCGGGCGGGCCTCCCGAGTGGGACGCGCCGGTGCAGCTTTTACGAATACAAGGCGCCGCCCCTTGGCCATTTTCTTGGCCCCCTCCACAAACATCCCGGGCGCGGTCGCCTTCAACACCTTGAGTTGCCTGTGCAGGCCGTTCCAATGGTGATGCTCAAACGGGCTGTCACCATATCGATAGGTGTGGATCTTGAAATCGCCGACGCGGTTTGACCGACCAAGCCGGCCGTGCGCTTGTAGCATTTGCGCGGCGTCGTCGGGATTGCCCAAGACGTGAAGGTGGTCTCCTTCCGCCAAGTTGTGGCCGCTGGCGCTTGTTCGGTCGATCAAGAGATAGCCGCCCTTTGTCCCTTTCCACGCGCGCTTACGCTCCTCGATAGCAGCGACCGGCTTTCCATCTCGCTTGACCGTTGCACCCTTCGCGCTCTGGGTGATGTTTCGCACGTTCGCGCGGTCCACACCCATCCCGTGAAGCATAGCCGTAACCGACCGACGCTGATCTGCGCTGTCCACAAAAATGACGTGTCGTTCGTCTTTCTTCGCGCCCTGTATCTTTTTTTGCAGGGTGGAAAGCTTTGGATTGTGGCTCACATCGCCACCCCCTAGATTTGCCCGATGCTCTTTTTCCATTTGAGCCATCGCCTTCTCTGTTGCTTTCTTGCGTAGAGCTCCAAAGGAGGTCTCGGCATACCCCCGCACGCCTGCACGCTTCTTGTCGTAAAACTGATCGATCGTTGCTTGAACGTGCGCCCCGACGCGCGCCTCGATCCGTTTCTGCGCCCGTAGCTGCGGTTTCGACATTTTGACCGGGTTGTCCGTGTGCTCGATGTTGTAGTGCGGCGCGACCTGTCGATCTGCGGACATGTGCGGCTTTAGCTCGTCGTACATCATTCGTTGGATCGCGGCGTCCTGTGCGTTCGTTCCGCCACCAAACCCACTGAACGCCCGTTCGAACCGCGTTCGATAGCCAAGAACGCCCGGGCGAGCCCAGTTGACAATATCGTAAGCCTCAACCGGGTGCTCGGTCGCCGGCGTGGCGGTCAAGGCGTGGCGGTTCTTTGCTGGGATTTTAAAAATCCGTTTCGCACCCGCTGACATTTTGCCGCTTCCGCTTTTGCTGCGAAGCTCTTGCGGCTCGTCAATCCCTACGCTGTCCCACTCGTGAGCCTCCGCTAGGGCTGCGTGGTCGTACCTGCCGGCGTGCGTGTGGCCTACGATCACAGTTGACCCCTCTGGGGCTGCCGCTAAAATGGCGTGCCTTTCTGCTTTGGTGCTTTTCGCAGGCAAAACGACGACCGGGATATTGGTAAACGATTCGATCTCTGCTTTCCATTGTGCTTGACGTCCATCTGGGACGATCCGTAAATGGCGGCCTTTCGGGTTGTCTTTCAGCATTTTGCCCGCGACGCCGACCGACACCAGCGTTTTCCCACCGCCCGTCCTCATGGTCAACAGGCCACCGCCCGAGCCATGTAGCCACTCGGTGTTGTTGCGCTGGTCGGCCATCAGGCTGATCTTTTTCCCGGCCATGTGCTTGAGGTCACTTGGCAACATTGAAGCGTCTGGGAACGTGTCTCGAAACCCGTGGACCTTGTAGTCGTGGACCCACTCTCGCCCCTCCGCGTCTTTGGCGATCCCGTCTGTGTTTCGCTTTACCGAGTCCCATTTTGCGTTATCCGCTCGGTCGGCCTCTGTGCGCGTCACGAACTTTCGGAGCGCTTGACTGTCGGTGTGAATCTCGTGCATTCCCGTTTGCAGATTATACCGGACTTTCTTCTTAAATCGGCCAAGCCGCGCCAACTTATCCTCTAGGGCTATCTTCGACGCGACCTTGATCACCACCGGGTGATGCTTTCGCCAACCCTCGCCCAAGGCCATCTCACCAAAGTGATACATCGACGCGGACACCTGCATACTCCCGAGCGCACCCCCAAGGTTTTCGCGCTGCTCCATGAGGTTGCGCGCTCGGAGCATTTCGATCGTTATTTCGGATTGTAGGTCGCCCTTCTCGACCTGCCTTTCTAGATCGTCCGCTTGGTTTTGTAGCTCTGCGTGGCGGGCTAGGGCTTTCTTCTCGGTGTCGCGCTGGCCTTTTACGTTGTCGCTTCCCAGCTTCGACACCCATTGCGCGAAATCACGATCGGACATCTCGCTGCGCATCCGTTGTACCACCGCCACAGATGCGGCCTCGGGGCCTAGCGCGTCGATCAGCTTTTTGACATCGTATCGGACGGCCAACTCGTCGCCGATCAAGCCCGCGATCGCCGTGGACGCTCCATTGGTGACCGCGCCGTTCAGCTTGTTGCCGATGTGCTCGTTCCAATGTGGCATGATCGCTTGGTAAAACGCACCATCTGACCCCGCGGACATCGCTTGCTCTCGAAAGTCGATCGCGAAATTTTCGAGCTCTTCGTCGGTTAGGGACCGCGCCTCGATTTTGAGAGCCTCAAGCGCTGTCGGTGAGGCGTTCTCAGCTTCGGGCAACGCTTCCAAGGTTGCGGCGATTTCCTTTGAGTCCCGGCGAGCTACAACGAGCTCCCGAAACCTCTCGACGGCCTCTTCTGCGGCCTCGTGCGACATGATCGGGCGCGTCTCGGGCTCGGGCTCGGCGTCCTCTCCAGCGTCATCCTCGGCGGCACCATCCTGAATCGGGCCATCTTCGCCGCCGATCGTTATCATCGGCGGCGAAGATGTATCTCCCGGGTCTCCCTCCTGATCCTCGGGTGCGCCATCGGGCGCGTGCTCCTTGGCCCAGGAGGCCGGGTCGGCGTCGGGGTCGCTTTCGCTTTCGACTTCGTCTTCAGTGCTTCCCACTGTATCAGGACCGCCGGTTGTTGTCGGCGTGGTTTCTACTTCCGCCTCTGCGGGGACAAAAGGGGCGCCGTCGTCTGGTACGTCGTTCTCCTCAAACCGACTGTCCTCTCGGGCTTCTTGGTCGGCCTTGGCCTCTTGGTCGTCGAGCCAATTTTGGATCTCATTCTCTTGTTCGGCGGGCGCCATTTCCGACAAGCCGGGGATGTCGTTCTCGTCGGGGAGCCGAACTTGGAACGGCGCAACTTCTGGGCCGGCTTCCGCGTGCGCCTGCTCTGGGGTGAGACCTAAGTTGAGCAACTTTGCGCGATCAAACGCCGCCGCCACTTTCTTTTTCTTTCTTTCGCGCTCTTTCCGAGCAATACCCCGGGCAATGTTGCGGCCGTACTGCTTCGCCTGTTTTTCGTCCATACCCATCGCCTCACCATGAGCGACGGCCGTGTTTTGAACGATTTGCCTATCTTCTTGGGATAGCCCCCGCTTTTTGATGCCCACCGCCTCCATAAAGCGGTTTTCGGCATCTTTTCGGATCTTCCGCTCCTTCCGGCGCTTTTCTTTGAGCGCGGCCTTCTTGGGCGCGTTGCGCTTTTCGACTTCTTTTCGCTCGGCCAACGCGGCCTCGTCCACTTCGCTGGCCTTGACGCGACCGGTATTCATCACCATATGACGCCGGCCTTGGATGTGCTTGGCCCCACTTCCCCCCGTCAATGCAAACGAATGGTCGGGCCGTTTTGTGATCTTAATCGGCCGCCCATGCAGCGGGCTGGTCTCTTTTGTCACCGTGACCCAAATGGTGGCACCAATCGGGACCGAATCATAATCGACCGATCCGTCTTTCATCGGTGTGCTGATCGTGGCTTTCGATAGAGATCGACTCAATCGGGACCGCGGCCGACTCTTTTTCAGTACCACAACGCTCGGGGTCCACGGTCGCGTGTGACGCTCTAGCCAGGGCTGGCTCAGTGTGATGTTCATAGTTTAAACGTCCCAGGGTACCGGGTGACGGGGGCAGCATAGGACCGAAAGACTCCGCGGTCGGGAACCTTGCCCTCTCGGAATTGTGCCACAAGTTGAGGCGCTAGAGCTCGGGCCGCTTTCATCGTTGGGCAAATGATATGGTAGGGGAGCGCGTGGTTCGGTGTTTCAACCGACAAAACGCCGACACCCGCCGCGGACTTCACGAACCGAAACATCAACCCGTCAACGCGGAACGAACGCCCACCCTGCGACGCTCCGGCCCCGCCCGTTGGAGACCAAACCGTCTCCACCGCTTTGGCGAGCTTGGCCAAGCCGATGCGGCGTCGAATGGTCAGCCTTACCGGAATCCCGTATCCATCAACTAGCTTCATTTTTTGCCTCGTTTAAACGGGTTGTGCTTTTTGAGCTTTTCCAGGTATTTGGCGAACGCGCTCTCCTCTTTGGACAATACCCCGCGCGCCTTTTCCATAGTCTTGCTCCCTGATATCGTGAGACCTTGCCGGTAAGCTTCCACCACGGTGGGGTCGATGTAATTGTCGAGCGCGGTCTTTACTATGTGGCCCCATTCCGTCTTAACTTTCGGGCCATCTTTGGCCGCTACGACCTTGTGGTCGGTGTCTCCCAGAGCCTTCTGGTACGCCTTGCGCTCCTTTGCCGAGTGAAACCCCACGTGGCCGCCCGCGTAGACCTTGCCCCCGTGCTTCTTTGCCATTGCTCGATCTGGCTCTGCGTGCTTGACGAAGTGCTTCCGCGTTTTCCCTTTTTTGTGCCCTAGCGCTTTCGCTGCTGCCATTGCGGCCTTCTCGATCTTGACCTCTGCGTCTTTGGCGCTTGTTGGCGGTCCAAGCTTGTCGGCTGCTTGCGCGAACAAATTCGACGCATGGAACGTCCGAAAGTCTTTGACTGTGCCGCCGTTGGTGTGAGCTCGGACATAATTTCGAAGAACCGCCGCGCTAACCGGCGCGGATGTGCCGTTCGCCCGAACATATTGGAACAGGTTTTTAGACGCGCCTGGCTGCTTTAGAAGGTGCGCCACGATCCGCGCCACCTTTGGGTCTTTCATCGTTTTAACCTGCGGCACGCCTGCCTTGCCGGCGTATCGCATGGTCACCGTGTCACCATTGACCCGCACATGCGAGGATTTTAGGGTCGTCACCCCATACGATCCCTTGGCGGCGCTCGACGTGTTTCCCGCGCGAATTAGGGTCGCATCAACCAGCGCCACCATCGCCGCCGAAACGGCATCTCTCGACGTTGGCGCTAGGTCTAGGTGGTCCTGTATGATGCCCCTCGCGTGCCCGAGACCCGTGGTGAAACGGGCCATTTTACGGAACTTTTCCTCCGCATTTTTTACTAGGTACGCATTCCGATAGCTGTTGACCTTTTTCCCCTGGGCGTTGCGCCAACTCATAGAGCTGTTCTCTTCCGGCTTAGAGATCGTGACCTTTGTTCCGAGGGGTGGATACTTGCTGTGCTCTGGAAATCGCTTTTGCAGATCGGCAAGGTACTTCTTGTCGGCGCTCTTTTTCTTCGCGGCGCGACGCTCGGCCGGCGTCGCCTCTTTTTCACCGGTGGCGGCTTTTCGCGCCGCGACGGCCGGGTGGCTGTCTTGGTGCTTCGCGTAGTGCCCATGGTCGACCTGCTCTTGCTGGCCGGTTTTTTTGTCGATGACCGTGACGCCCTTTTCGCCGGAGCTCATGGTCACGCCGCGGCGCACCTTACCAGATTTGGAGCGGTACTTTACGACTTCGCCCTTTGGTTTTCTCGGCTCTTTTTTTTTTTCAGTCTTGGGCGGGCGCGCTTGTGCTTGTGGGTCTTGCCCCGTCTTTTGCCACCGACGGACGCCCGGGTTTTTCTTTGATGCGACAAGCTGTTGGCCCTGGTGCTTACCTGCGCCGGCCTGGGCCGGGTCCACCTTGGGCTGACCGTTGCCGACGGCCTTTCTCATTACAAGCCGGAGCCCAAACCGGATCCGCGCTTTGTTGAGCTCTTCCCAAGCATCGTGTTTAGCCCACGCGCGAGACTCCGCGGCCGTTTGCCTTTTTTCGCCGCGCCTGTAATCTGCCTCCTTCACTTCTTGGCGCATCTTTTTGTAATGTTTGGTTTCCAGTGCTTTGAGGCGCTTCTTTTCAGCGGGACTCAACACGCGCTCGGTTTTCACGCGGGTGATGACGGTTTGCTTGTCGCCTCGCCATTCGTCGTGTTTCTTGATCGTGCCGTGCAGCTTGTACGAATGGCCGACTTTGAACGGCGCTCGGCCTTTGGGTGCGTTTTCATATGGCTGGGCGGACGGAGCGTGATCGTAGGTGGGCGAGCTTGAGAAGTATTTTAACGTTTGCCCGCTTTTCGTCTTGAAGGTCAACAGGGTGGTCGTGCCATATTGCCCGTGGATGTCGCGCGTTGACACCAGCGTCGCCTGTTGTGCCGGTGTGGGCGGCTTGACCCCTTTCTTGCGCTGTGCCTGGGTCATTGCCAACTCCCCAAACTTTTCGCCGGGCTTCCCTATGTGCTTTTGCGGTGGCGGGGCCTTCTTTGCGGGCGCGGCTTTTTCTGTTGCCTTCTTTTCGGCCTCTCTCTTTAGGTGGTTGTCGTACGCGTTAACCGCTGACACCGCCACGCCCATGTGGTTCTCGGGCACGCCCGTGTTGCCTGCTCCATGGTTTTCGCCCAAGGCGCGTAATTTTTGATAGTACCCAGAACGGCTATATGCCGGGATCTTTTTCATCCACGCGATCACCTTTTTGGCTTTCTCGGCGGCTTTCTTGTCTGTTCGGGCCGATGACCATACTCCGACGCTCTGCTGGCTTTTCAGGAAACTACTTGTGCTCTTGACTTCCGATCCCGGCCGGGAATTCGCATCCGCGCGGGCGGCCGACATATACCCATCGTGCGGGTTTCCTGGGTGGTCCAACCAGTGAGCCGTCGCCTGTATGATTGCAGGAAGGGCAACCTCTAGTTTCCCGCGCGGCTCCTTCGCGTAACTGTCAAACTCTTTTGTGTCCCAACTGGATAACCACTCCGCAGCCGTCGCGGCGGTTTTGGGGTCTTGACCGAAAAAATCACCTAGACACGTTCGGCCGACTTGGACGTGCTTGTTGTGGTCATCCTTTAGGACGTGCAGCTTGGACCGTTGGCGGTTTTTTCCGCAAAAATCACAATGTGAGCCCGACTTGTGAAATTGGTGCGGCACTTTTTGGCCGCGGTGGTGGTTGACCATGTTTCGCTTCGCGCCGGGCTCAAAGCTTCCCACGTAAGCCCAGCCGTGGGACTTCATTTCCGGCCCGGTGATTTTGACCGCCACGACCGGCACCTTTTGTCGCACCTGTTTCGTGTCGCGTTCGCCCATCATGGAGTAGCTACCCTCCACGGGTTCCCCGGGATGCTCCCACGGCACCGTCCGCAACATCGTGGCCATTTTCTTGCCCAAGATTTCCATATGCGGCGGCTGTAGTCCTAGCTTGATCGCTCGCTTTTGCATTCGAGCAAATTTCTTTTTAACCGTCGCTAAGTTTTCTTGTGGAATAGCGTGCAGGCTAGAGCGCGGCCCTTCATTAGCCGCCTGGATCGCCTTCTCTTTGGCGTCTTTTAACTTCCCGTGGCCAACGCTGACCCACTCCACATGATCGTCGTCGAAGACGTGGCCGACCTTCCACTTCTTCCCGGCCTTCTCAATGACCGTCGTGTTGTCGCCGACGGTGACTAGGTAGCCCCCTTTGCCGTCGCGCTTCGTTTTCGACTTGATCGGCGCCGGCTCCTCTACATCACCCTCAGTGTACCGCTGCCTAGCCTGGGCACGCTGGGCCTTAATCTTGGCCCAGACGTCGTCTTCCTTTTTCTCGGGCGCTGTCTTTTTGGCCGGTGCCTTTTTCTTCGCCGCGGCTTTCTTCTTCGCCGCGGCTTTCTTCTTTACCGGTGCTTTCTTCTTCGCCGGCGTGGCGGCTTTGGGCTCGTCGTCGAAAATCTCGGGAAACAGAATCCGAAAAGGATCCATCTCTTCCGGCTTCTCGGCCGGCTTCTCGGCCGGCTTCTTCTTGGGCTTCTTCTTGGCGGCTGGCTTGACCTTGTCTGGATACTCGTAGCGCCATTTTCCGCTCGGGAGCTTTTTCTTCCACCCGCCTTTGTTGCCGCGGGTGACGCGTTGCCAGCCAACGCCCGGGGGCTTTGCCGATTTCAGGAGAATGATCTTCATGCTTCGTCCCCAATGTGGACATAGTGTCCATGTTCGACCCGGTGGAGCTCTCCGGTCTTGTGGTCCATAACCGACACGCCGTCCAATCCTGACGCGTGCAGGTCGCCCGTACAGGGCTCTCCGGTCTTGGGGTGGCGGTACCTCACCCCCTTGCCCTTGGAACCCCCTGGGGTGCCGCGGTGCGCCTTGCGCAGCATGACACGGGCTTTCTGTAGACTGCTTGGGCCAAGCTTTTTGTTTTTCGCCAGGTATTTCAACACCGCGGCGCGATCGCTCCACTTGGCTTTGGGCAGGTGAATCTGAAAGAAACTTGCCCCCGAGTCTTTGTCCACCGCCGAAACAAACCACTTGTCGGGCTTGTCCACAACGTACGCGTGGATCTCTCCGTCGGCAAACGTCCCCAACAACTCCATGCCGGCCACATTTGGCACGTTGGGCGCTGGCGGGTGGGCGGACATAGGCCCGTGGTACTGCGGCGTTACTTTTGGCTTGGCGTGCCCGCTCGTTTCCTTCCACGGCCTCGTATGCTCCGCGTCGGCCCATTTACCCCCGCGGGGTCCGAGGAAGGGTCCAGCGCTGGCCTTACGCAGCATGACACGGGCTTTCCGTAAACCGTGCTCATACTCGTAATCTTCGCGGGCATCTTTTGCGTCTCGGTATGCGTTGACGTTCGCTAGTAGCGATTTCCTGCTAAACGCGACGACCTCAGACGCTTTTGAGGTAGCAGCGCCCGGGTTCTTTACGATGATCCCGTCGTGCCCCTGACTTATCAGCTTGCGAACGTCGGCGTGCGTTAGGTCTTTTGGGCTGATTTCTCCCTTGTTTTCTACTACCTTGGGGTTGCTTAGGGCTACGTGGGTTTTGTGTAGGTTGGGTCCGTATCGGTTGGCATATTTCCGGCGTGGAGACAGGTAAATGCCGGCCTCGGACCCAGCGTCCGCTCCGTGAATAGTTCGACCGTGGTTCGCCTGATAGACCGTCAACGGCCCGCCGTCTTGACCCGTTAAAGGGATCGGCGGTCCATGTTGTTTATAGACGCTCGACAAGTCGTGATCGGCGGCGGGGTGTGACGCAGCGGCGGTGGATTCCTTCCACGGCCTTGTGTGCTCCGCGTCGGCCCACTTACCACCGCGGGGTCCGAGGAAGGGTCCAGCGCTGGCCTTACGCAGCACAAACCGAGCGCGGCGCCCCTTGGTCCGCATTCGCTTGTCGAGCTCTGCGTCTAGAGCGGTCTGGAGTAGGCTGTGCGCTTTTCTCATGTTGCCACCGCCCACGGCCTTGACCCTCACTTCGTACGTCCCGTCTTTTCGCCGCTTGACCTTTTCCACCTGAATTTTTCCGCCGACCACCACCTCATGCTCGGCGTGGAACGTGGACAGCCCGCTAATGTCCGTCCCTCGTTTTGTCTTCATGGTCAGGATAACCGGGTGACGTTTTGTCGGTTTGGTGTGGCCCTCGTCCTTTTGCTCGGTTGCTGCGAAGGTTTCGGCGGCGGATCTCTGCTTAGACCAACTCGACATCTCGCGCAAGTCTATCTCTGCCCCTTTGGCTAGGCCCTTTATTGCCCCGGGTGGTAAGCGCACGCCGCGGTGGAGCTCTACGGCGTAATCACCCTCCACCTTGGCCAGCGTCTTGAGCACTTTGTAAGCTTGCTGGTGTAATTGCTTCGTGCTTTCGGCTTTCCATTGAAGGGTCTGGACTGGCTTTGCAAGCTTTTTTTGCCATTGCTTCGGGTCGCGCACGGACTTCACATTGCCGGCCGTCCATAGCGTTAGCGCATCGAGCAAGGCCGCGTGCGTAGCAGGCAACGCGGCGCGGTGCCATTGAAATTTGAGCGCCTCTTCGCCGCCGTGGTACCTCGCGAGGCTAAACAGCTTCCACACGGTGTCGGGGTCTTTTCCTGACTTGCGCGCGGCCTCTTTGACCGATTTTCTTCCTGCGGCAACACAGTCGTCAAATGTCGCGCCCCCGGCGTTCTGCGCTCTCTTAAACGCCATCCGATAATGGAGACTCAACCCATGAAAATCATATCCAACATGCTTGAGGGCTTGTTTTGCTTCCTCGTTGGGAACGTGCGACATATTCGAAACAGGGTGATATTTCTTTTCCTCTTCAAGCTCGAAATAGGCTGCCTCTAGTCCTTTGGTGGTCCAGTTTACGGCGCCCCCCGGGGGCATGGTTCGCACCCGAATCTCTTGGTCTGGATACCAGACCTGCGTGTGCGTGCTCCACTTGCCCTGGAAGACTCGACTATAGCCAAGCCCATCACCTAACGGCTTCCATTCGCTTGCGGCTCCCGTGCGTTGGGCTTCATCGGCCGGGGGTCGGGCAAGGTCGGCGGCTTCTTTTAGGTCCGACGCGCGGACTTTTTCGTGGTGAGCTTTATACTTTTCGAGGAATTCGGCCTCTGTCAGCTTGAGCTTTTCCCGGTATGGCTTGAGAAATCCATGGTCCTGCGCGTCTTTGTAGTGTCGCCACAACCCGACGGACATACTGTCCAGACCATTCCCTTCGTAATCGTGGTAGGCGTCTTGTATCCATTCGTTTAGCGCTGCCTCGTGGGCGGCTGGGCCGGCTTCTAGCGCGGCCTGGCGCTTTGCTTCCGTCTGCTTGTCGCGCGCAGTCTTCCACGCGCCACGCATCGCCTTTAGGATGTCACTCCGCGCCACCCCCTTGATCTCCTTTCCGATGACAGGCAAAAGATCGGCAATCTTGCCACCCCGCAGGAGCAACATTTGCGTTTTGCCCTCGTTCAAATCTGGCACCAACTTTTCCATTTCGGGCCATTTCTTTACTAAGAACATCTCAAGGCGTCGGCGGGCCTCTACGTCTTCTTTGTGGTGGTGGTGGTGGCTTTTGTAATAGGCGAGCGCATGTTTCCAAGCCCCCGCGGCGTCGTCCCCCCATTCTTCGGGGAGGCTTGGCTTCATGTCGTCGAAACGCATGTGAAAGTCTTTGCGGTTGCTATCTTCCGACCAGAACTGTCTATATTTCCATTTCTGCGCCCATTTTCTAGCCGCTTTGGGCGCCGGCTTAAACGACTTGTCGCCGACGCGGGTGTGTTCCTTCACTCTCACCACCTTGCCGCTCGGCAGGGTGCGAAAGTGAGACTTTACTTGGTGGGCTTTACCAAGAACAATCCGCATCGATCACCTATCGCGCGTCGGCCCACACGTTAACCGTCGTGGTCTCACCACCGCCCGGGGCAGCGTTGAGCGTTACGACAACCCCGCCAGATGCGTTCGCGTCGGCGGCCGAGACGACGTAGCCCGTGGACGATCCGCCCGACTTCGCCGCAATTGATGCGACACACTTTGCTCCCGCAAATGTGGTCCCCAGCGCAAGCGTGCCGCTCGTGTTGCTTTCACCGATTACAATCGTGCCGGTCGTGACCTTGGCCACCTCGTTGAGGCGTGTTCCGAGGCCGACCGCCGTTGCCTTGTACTGAGGTACGATTGGCGATCCGGCGCGGGCGCCGTTGAGAAATGCGAGATTTTCTGACGAAAGGGTGGGTAGCTGAGCCAACTTGGCCTCCTTCTATGGTTTCTCTATGATCCAGATTTCTAGATCGCTGGGTGTGACAGTGTTTCCGCTTAGCAAAACAGACGTAGCCAATACACCATCAACGGTATCATCGGCCAAAATCTCAAACTTTCGCAGGTTGGCCATTAAGGTCTCCCCGGCCGCTAGGCGAAGTTTAAACGGGTTGTCGTGGCTGTAGATGAACAAGCCGATCGCGCTTGTGAAGCTGATCGCAACATCTGAGCCGGCCGCCGCTAGGAGCATTTTCTTCACCGTGTACCCGGTGAGGCTTGCTAAAGAGAGCGCCGCCTCGTCGAATTCTTTGCTAGGCTGCTCCCCGGCTTCGTTCGTATACTCGATCGTCGTTTTGCTCGTAAATGTCGCCATTTTACCCTCTATAGTGCTGCATAATTTCCGCGACGGTCTCGTCGATCGATTCTACCAGACCCTCGGCCCAATACTGAAGTGGACCACACGTACAGTTTGGATGTATCGGTCCCACCGTCGGCCCCCACGCCGCGCGGGGCTTTTTGAAGTTGCCGCCCCCCGCCTCGCGTTTCTCTATAGTAGACAGACGATACCGCTTGGAGGCGCCGGTCTCGCCCCAGATGCGCCGACACTCTTTGCAGCTCTGCGGGCTCGCCATCTTGAACACCCACGGGTCATCCTCCCCAGCGGCACGCGCGTCTGTCTTGAGCTTTTCATAGGCGCCGTGGTTATGCGCGAACACTAGCTCAGTTCGGGCCACCCGGTCGAAATCATTTTGTAGACTCGGGCCTTTGGTGACGGCCCTTAGCTCTTGAGCTAACCGCCCCGCACCCCATCGTTTTTCGACCGCCTTCTCGGTGGCGCCGCGGATCGCGGAATGTTCCGCCTCCGTTAAAATGCGCTGGATTTCCGTGGTAACGCCCTCCGCAGGGCGGCGCATATAGACCGCGGCTTTTCGCTTCGCGTAGTCCATGCTGGCCAGGTCTGTGTCGGACAACTCGGTGGACATTGCCTGCTCTATGATCTTCGCAAGGGGGGGCGTTTTCCGTATCTGATACGCCTTCAATTGCTCCAATCCCCGTCCAACGCGATAGCTCAAATCAATGAGGGAGCGATGCTTGACGTTTGGTTGGACCAGACCCTTGCGAACAAGCTCGTCGAACCGCGGATAATTGGGCGGCACGCGCCCGGTAATTTTTGCGACTAGCGCCACCTCATGATCTTGGAGTAGCTCTAGCAGAGCGCCCTCTGTCGTCGTGGACATAGGCAACAGGCGCCCGCCGTCCAACAAGGTACGCACCTCTTCGACAAGGCGCGTACCCCACTCGCTCCAAGACTTGCGCGCGAGACCGATCAGGCGGTGGAGCTCGGGGAATCGTGGATCCTCGCCCTCACCAGTAGGGACCAACGCCTTGCGTAACGGCGACGGATCAAATCCTAGATGAACACCGATCGCAGAAATGACGGCCGGGTGGTGGGCCGAGTCGATTTCGCTCAAGCCGTTTGTTGTGATGTGGAGGCGCCCCTTCCGCATCTTTACCTGGCACTGGACGCACGCCATTAGCCTGCCGGTGGGGGATCGTTTCGGAACTGATAATAGAGCTCCACAGGCGTCCCCGAGCCAATACCCGCCGCCGTTGACACATACGCCCCCACATCTCCGTCGCCCCGCATAAGCTTGGGCACGATCACATTGCCGGAAGGAACAACCAGCTCCCCCTCTTCAACCCACCCGTCAAGCGTTGTCATCCCTTTGCCGGGTGATGACTGAACCCACCGACCAAACTTGACGGTCACGCCTGTTACACCTGCGGGCACCTTGACTATCCACATAAGCGAAGAGCGCCTCCACGATTTTATGCAATGGAGCACGTCTGTTGGCGGTGACTCCACGGCCACCACCTTCTTGTACGGTTCGGCCACGTCGGCCGCTGACTGCCCCTGATAGCGGGGAAACTGTGTGCCTGATTGTGCGCTACCCATGGATGTCCTCTACGTAGATTGTGATCGGTCGGGCCTTTGTCATACCCGGGTCTTCGCCGAAAGGGTACGACGGCGCCGACTGGCCATAGCCGTCGTCCTCTTGCCCGCCCGCTGGCTGGCCATAGCCGTCGTCCTCGGGCGGCGGCCCTTGCGCGGCGTCCTCTTGCCCGGCCGCTGGCTGGCCATAGCCGTCGTCCTCGGGTGGCTGGCCTTGCTCTTGCTGCTCTTGCTGCATCGCCTCTTGCTGCTCTTGCTGCTCTTGCATCGCCTTCTGTTGCTGATAATTCACGAAGGTGGGATCCGTTGGCATGTTCCACACGTTCGCGTCGAACTTCGCTTGATCTTTTTCCGAAAGGCTATCCATCTTTTCGGGCTCAACCCAGAACCCCATCGGGCTTAACCCTTCCAACAACCTGACCTCGTTTCGGGTGATCGACGTTCGCGCACGCGTGGACAGAAGGTTGGCCTGGCTGGCCTGATCGTCCTCTGGATAAACGAATTCAAACAGAAGATCGGGGTGGCAACGCTGGACCAGGGGAGTGAGCACTGTTTGACCAAGGTGTTCCAAATCACCCTTGAGCCCCTCCTCCTTCGCGCTGGCTATTTCGTCCCCGCGGCTGGCCTCGCCAAGACGGCTACCCTGCCCGCCGTCCCACGGTTTCGCGTTGACTGTGCTTGGGTCCATTCGGTAGATAGCCGTAGAGAGCGCGATCAATAGACTGAGCCAAACCTCGTACATCATGTCTTTGTTCGGCGCCTTGAGGTCAATCTTCTGGATGGCTCCAGTGTCGGGCAGCGGCATGATCGGCGGCTGGTGGGCGCGTCGTACGCCTTGCGTAGACTCTCGAAACATATCGACGAACGCGGCCATATCATCCGGGTGCACGTCGCCCGACACGCCGAGAATGAACTCTGACAACATGCCCTTGGTAAAAAATGATTCGTTGTAGTCCCACGCATTGATGAAGGCCAAAATCACTTGGATCGCCATTTCGACGCGGCTGGGCGGATAGCCCGCGAGGTCTATACTCGTGCGATTGACGATCGGCGCAACGATTAGCCGGTGCCTTGGGTACACCTGCTCAAGCACGCCCTCACGCACCAAACAGAACTCCGATCCGTGCAGGTCAAAGTCTAGGGTCTCGCACGCAAGATCCAGCACGTCGGCCGTCGTGAGCTCGTTCGGGTCGTAGTGCTTGAACCATTTTGGATTATCCTCGCGCCATTTTTCCACCCATTCAAGGGTCGGCCAAATCATCTCACCGTCAACCGCGCGGACACCAACGACGCGACGCTGGTCAAACATGCTGTGTAGCACCTCCACGACCGGCCTGTTGATCGTCAACAGGTCGTCTTCTAGCTGCATCATCAACTGAGTGAACGTCGGACAATACGTTGCGCTAGGCCGTTCAATGATCCTCTCGGCCTTTTTAATAAATCGCTTGATCTCCTCTGGCGGTTCGCGGCGGTGATCGGTATGGTCTCGGTGGATGACGCGCCAACCAACCCCGCCCGGTACGCCCCGAAATTTTCCCGACATGGCGCGAACCTGCGTCGCTCGCGCCTCGTGAATGGCTTGCAAGATCGGCGCACGCTCGCGCACACTTCGCAGCATTTTCAACGAGAAGGTCTCGAAACGGCCGTGGCCCTTTCGAACGCCAACGCCACCGCCGTCCCTCATCATATGCCGCGGGGTGGATGGCACTGCGCTAACGGTCATATTCCGCGCGGCTTCCGAGCGAATTCGGCGCATAGCATCGGGGGGGATAGAATACCCCCCGTCCGGGGTGCGCTCTACCCCCAGCTTGACCAGCGCATCGAGCGGGCTCTGCTTACCTGCCACGGATCTCCCCCTTGACGCGCTGCTCTACTGACCATGTTGTACCGCACTCTGGGCACTCATGCCTAGACGGAAGTGAGAGCAAGTGCAGCCTCCGGTCAAGCGTTTGCAGGAATAAAACACAGCATAACCGACCGTCAACAGTAGGGACGCGTCGACCGAGACCCGCGGCCCCTTGACGTTGCGCCTTGAGCCAAGCGTTCGGGGGGCGCTCCACTGGTCCGTCCTGTATGACATTCGCCAGCGCCATCAGGTCGGATAGCGGATCCTCAACCTGGACCGCGACCGGGCGCGATTGTGCTTTTGTGATCCTTGTGTCACTGGCTCCGCGCGGCGCCTCAAGCGATTGAAGTTGTCGCCGGCTGGCGTCCGAAAGTCTGTCCATGTCTTCTCCCTACAGTCGGGGGCGGCCGACGCGCGCCACCGCCACGTCGGCGTACAGGTTCGCGTGTGCGAAATGTGGGTCGAGCCCAACGTGTTCGGCTATGATCTTTTTCTTTCCTTCGCGCTTCTTTTGCTCGTTGTCCTCGTATTCGTCGCGAAATGCCACCTTGGTCTGGTGGACCCAGTATACGTCGCGGCAAATGGGCACCGGTACCATTTCCCCGACTCGCAGACCCGACGTGAGCGCTACCTTGCCCCCCTGAACTGGTAGCGTCTGAATGAGCGTTCGCGGATCTGGGGTCTCGTTGCCCCGCTTGACCCATCGCCCCAAGCTCCACATCAACCCTTTGGTCCGGTGGATGGAGACCGACCATTTAAACCGCGTCTCTTCTCCTTTCTGGTTTGGCTTTTTACCCGTGTCGTGCCACGTGACCATCGGCTTTTGTTCATCCCCGCCGACGTAGCCAGCCAAAAACACACGGCCGCGAAACGCCAACGCGAATCGGTGGGCCTCGTTCCAATGGGGCAAACAGTCAATCACGGCATAGCGGACGTCGTATTCGTACATGAGCTTTCCAACCCGCTTCCACGGATCGACCGACGTACCTTCTCCGTCGTGCGCTACCTCTATGTGGATCGTCCGGTGCTTTCCGTTTGGCGCCATTTCTTTGATCACGACGCAGTTGTATCCCGCTTGAGCATCCATCCCGAGCGCCGTGTTCTTGACGTTGCGCTTGCGCCATCGGTGCGACATGTTTGCGGGCCACGGCAACGACTTGTCGACGCAACTGTGTAAATGATCCAGCGTTACCGGTTGCCGCGTCGCGTCGAGGTATGGCAACCCAAAAACGGAATTATGAACCTCTTGGATATTCACCGGCTCGGTTGGCTTGTCGATCTTTGCGATCACCCGTGACGCGGGGTAGGTGGGACTCAAAAGCTGCGGCATCTGCCAACTATGCGCGTAATTTCCGGGGCGCTCCGGCTCCCACCATCCGTCGCGCGGCCGGGTGATGATCTCCCCGCACTTAGGGCAATAGTAGCAGGCCGGGGTCGTCCTGTATTGCTCGATCGCCCTGCCCACTAAGCCCAGGTATGGGACGCGGTCTCGGTGAAACGCGTGCTCCACTTTTCTCTTCATCATGGGCGTCGCGTTTGCCAGCTTCAAGATGCAGTCCTCGGCCTTCCGGCTTAAAACAATACCCTCGGGGCACCCGCATCCCGTATGGAACCATCGTTGATCGCCCCTTAAAAAGTACAGATGGATGTCACTGTCGGGGTAGTTGGCGGTGCTCACCTTGATGTCGATCGGGTCTGTCTGGGCGCTGTACCGCTCCTCAGCTAGTTGAATGCTATGGTACGACATGCGGCGCACCTCATCGAACAAACACCCCCTCAACGGTAGGCCCTCTGTTGAGGTCTTGCCTTCAATGGTCAAGAAGTAGGTCGTCGACGCTCCGAGCGAGCGAGCCAATACGCGGTCGGTTCCCTTGCCGTCCCTCATGTCTTTGCCGACCCACTGTCGCAATGCTTCCGAGCCTTTGAGGAACGGGGCGTAGCGCTGCGCTGAAAACGCGGCCGGTAGACGCTCGTCTGGGAAGTAGTAGCCGAACAATGAGCCCCAATGAGCGATGTTTGCTCGCGCTAGATAAGCCAACAACCGGCCGGTTTTACCTGTTTGGGCGCCGGCCATAAACACCTGGAATGGATGTTCGTCTTGGTACATTGGCACCATGTGACTGTACCGCACCCAATCAAAGGGCTGACGATCGAGCCGGAGGTTGTAGTGCTGCACGAATTCGTAGCTATTCGCGCGGGGGTCTATTGGTGAACTGCCGCCGCCCATCCCTCCGAACGCAGCGCGAGCCATTGGACCGAGGTTCATTCCGAATCCACCACGGACGTCTGAATTTCTCCAATGGACGCGCGGACTCTAGCCTCAACCATTTTCAAAAACTCGCGCCGCGCGGCCTCGTCTGGAATGTACCGCAGGCTCAAATCTGTGATCGCTTGCCCAAATCGTTCGAACACTGGCAGAGCATACGCAGTCAAGAGCTCCCCGCGGGCGGCCTGACGGTGCGCCGCGTGCTGCTGCTTTCCTAGCATGTCGGCGATCTTGGCCGTGTCGTTGACTAGGCGCTGCCGAGCAACGATCAATCCCTCCGCGTCCACTGGCTGACCGGCCGGCACTTGTTCTTGGGCCAACTCCCAAATCTCCTCGGCCGTTGGAGTGAGCGGTTGTTGTTGCAACATGTACGTCAAGACCGCCACCGGCCGGCGTGCGTCCAAGAGCTCGGGGTCATCGAGTAGATGTCCGATCGCCTGTTGACCGTGCTTGGCTAGGTGCTGAAACCCTTTCGAAAACACGGAAAAGCCACCGTGTGATCGGCATCGCTTTTGGCCCTTTACGGGGTAACTCTTGCAGAATGTCTCGTCTTTGAGTTGTGCGCCACACCGCCCGTCTACTGCCACGGGACTACCCATGGTGCCGGCCAAAATCTGGAATGTGCCGGTAGAGCTCGGGTCGCCCGGGTACAGGCTCGACCACCGCGGCATTTCTTAGATGCCTCATAATGTCAGGGCCATACTCTATATCGACCCCCGCCCGCGCGCACCATTCGGCCATTGGCGCACCTTCGGGGGGCATCTGCGGCGCTAGGTGCTCGATCTTGCTGATACCGATCTGATAGTCGTACCGATTTCTGCGCATTACGCCCTCGCTATGTCCTCTAACCCCATCCCCGCGTCATCCATCAACGAGACGATCCGCCCCGCACCTACCTTAGTACACTTCACACCCTTAAAAATCGACTTTACCGACGCACGGGTCCGCGCGTCGATTTTCCCCGTGATTTTGACATCGAACCCAGACACAAGGAGCCGCGCCTGAAGCATTGACACCATTGGATCCATAGCGCCGCGGTAAGTACCAGCCAACACACAACCGGCCAACGCTGCGTCTTCTAACGGCGTCTCAGACTTGCAAAGCTTGTCCCAAATGTACCGGCCGACCATCGGGTTGCTGTAGTCTGCGCTCCGGCCTGCCAACGGCGTGAACCCCACGGATTCCGCCTTCTGATCAATCCATCGGATAGCGGCCGGCGTACTAATGCCGGCCGGCGTCTGCATAGCTGCCACGTCTAAACGCACCTCAGCTCCATAGTGCGAAAAAGACGTGTGTGCGGCGGGGTTGTACCCCGTGCGAAACCACGTCCGAAATCGGCTCGTGTGCGGTGGCGGCCCCCCCGCCGCGCTCCAATCCAAAAAATACGCCCGATCGCGCTGGGCCATTGCAGGATCTTCAAACCCCGTCAAGATTCGCAGACACCCCCCACCTCCGGCCTTGACCGAGGCGTCAAAATCTTTCAAGCCAGCAAGCGTCCCGGCCGTCAATTGACCCGACCACGGCGTCAGCCTGTTGTCGTGGTGCATTTGCCCGGTCAACGTCCGCGGGCCGTGCAATTTATCGGTCGCGCCATAAAAGCCCACGCCGGCGCCCACGTGAATAATCCTGACCACATTCGTTTGCGTACTCGACACGGCTACCCTCCCAATCCAAAATTTCCGGGCCATCCTTTCAACGGCACGCGATAGCGGCACACAGACCCCGGCACGCTCTTGTAAGTACGTACCCGGCCGGGCTCCCCTTTCAACACGTCCACCGCCAAATCCCCCGTCAGTAAGCCCTGGTGGACCACGTTTCCGAGGACCGTGTTTTGCCATTCTGCCCGCTCTATCATACTCCAAATACAGTAAGGTGGGCCGACGATGGTGGGCGGTTCGGGAAGGTCACACGCACCGGCTAGACCTTCCATTGTTGTAGTGCTGCCCCCGGTGCTTGCGACTATGCAGTCCTGAACGCTCACATATCGCCGGCCGGCGCGGGATTGTTCCGAACCACTTCCGGCGCTTGTCCATTCTCTCACGCGGGGACCGTCCGGGGTCTCACACACCGCCAGCTCGTAGCGTTCAAACTGAACCAAAACGTCGAACACGGCGCGCGTCACCTCTCTACGGTATGATTTTTCATCCCAACAGATCGAATGTGCTAACGCTAACCGGTGCCAGCGCGCGGGCCCGGCCGGCGTGTTCCGCGCCCCTTGATACTGATTGTATTCGACTGCACCGACCCCAAACCTTTCGACCCCTTCTTGGTCTTTGATCCTCACACATGACGCCACCGCAACCAAAACACGCGGCGCTCGCTCTATCTGCTCTCTCTCCGGCATTCCACCCTCACCCCGAGCTCACTGAGGCGATTGCCTCACCGGGATTATATACACACCCTTGACCGAAGGTGTGCGGGGTTGTTATCTTTTCGGCTATGAATTGGCAACAGATGATCGGTGACCGCTTGCGGCGCGTACGTTTAGAGCGAGGGCACGCCGCGCCTGAGGATGCTGCTATGCTGATTGAGCGAATGTCGGGACCGACAATTCGCCTCAACGAAAACGGCAAACGGGTGAATTTACACCTCGACGTCGTGTTTCGGCTGTGCCGCGCTTACGACTTCCCGATTGGCGCACTAATCAAAGGCTGGAAACCTGTAAACCGTATACCCGACGCGTATTGGACCAAAGACCACCCCGGCCTCCGCGACTACCAAAACGAGGTCCGAAAACGCTTGCGGGCCGCGCGATTGGCGGCGGGAATGGGCACCCCCACCGCCGCGGGCTACGCCGAAATCCACCCGTCTTGGCTTGTACGTGTGGAGCTTGGCTCCTACGACCGTTTGGATTTAATACGGCTGAGGCGACTAGCGGCGGTCTATGGAATCACTTTGGTGGACATCCTCTACGACTCGGAGAGCTCGTGACTACCCCGCCTGAGTCACCTTGGAAATATCGGCTCGGCTTTGCGCTTGGTCGATACGGTGCGCCTCTCGTTTTCGGTGTCCTTTTGGGGTTGGTCAGCGTTGGCTTAATTGTCGCGGGATATCATCACCTGGAGGCTCCGTGAAGCTTGACGAACCCCTTTCAAAAGTTGCGATCCGCCTAAAGCAAATCGCGCACGATCCCGCCAACTGGGTGTACCTCAGCCGAGGAGAACGCGTAGAACAAAAAAAGATAGAAGCCGACGGAGAGCTCGTGCCGTTGCTTCCTCTTGTTCGTTACTCTATGCGTTTCGAAGGCTGGGAAACGCGGATCACGTTTATCTATTCCGTCGATGTCGTGCCTGTACCCGTTAGCCAGAGCGGAGACGACGCGGAAGAGTCACCCCACCGGCACCTCCAAATACAAATGTCGATCCCTCAACAACTCACACAGGGGGAGCTCAACCTGGCCCTTTCCGACCCAAAGGGTTTGATGGCCTTGCTTACTCCATTGGTGTCGCTCTTTTTTCCGATGCACGACCACATCAAGATGAACTCCAAAGCACACGCCCCGATCCCCGTCCGTGACGCCCGGCAGGGTACCAAGGGCAACGTCCATTTTCGGACGCCCGTGTCGTTTCACTTTTTCGTCGGCCTCAACGACACCACCGCCGTGGCTGGAGGCCGCGACTCATACAGCGGGATGCACGCCGCTGGTGGACGCCTTCTTGGACCGGACGGTAACCCGCTTTGAGCTCACAGTCAGATCGGCGCACCTTGCGGCTCTGCCGCGCGTTGACTTTGTATGGGCGGCTATCAGGACATGAATGGTGCGTCCTTATGGTCATGGTCGACCAAACCTGGGGGCGGGGCTCTAACGTAATTCAGATCAGCCTCTCGGAGATCACGCGCTTGTTGCCGGCTGTGTCGTACCACTCGATCCGCGAAAGCATTAGGCGGCTGAAATGCCCCGCCGTCGCGGTGGTGCGCAACGGCACCCAGGGTCACGGGATCCTATTAGCCGACGACTTTAACCACCCGTCGCGTCAGGGCCGGAAATACAAGATCGTCGAAGACTGGAGGGTGTGGGGATGGCCCTCCGACGTCTCGCTGGATGCTATTAGTGGAGTTTTAGACCGACACTTCGCCGCACCGTTGCCCGAGACGTGGCCCGCCGCCGCGGCAGACCTCGCGGGCTGGTTGCTGCGCTATGTCGAAACGGTGCGCGGCACAGACGCGGAGCTCCCTAAGCGTTCCAGCGACGACCTAGTGTGGCAGCGCTGGTGTACTTGCTTCGCGGAATTGTTACCCCATCACCACCCAGAGACCCTCCGCGCTATTCTCGATTGGTGCTTTGGGCCTAGCCTGACCCGGTGGGGTCAAAGGCTATGCAACGGCACGCCTGACAAGATATTGCGGAGGCACTTTCCCGAAATTCTCCAACACTGGCGCAAGTCACGACACCAAACGACTTGGTCTTTTTCGGATGCCTGATGTCTCTTGCCTCACCTATTCGTCTAATCATGCGCGGCCTCATGGCTTTGCTGGACGCGCGCATAGCGCGCCAAAACTTCTACCACGATCACGCCAGCGCAACGGCCAAATCAATCGCGCGGTAGACGCTATAGAAGATAGCCGCCTCTACCGTCGCGGCTTCCATTTCGGCTAATCCGCCGTCGGCGCCCGGTGGCTGCGAGCCAACCAGCGTCGTAAAAAGGGCTACGGACTGAAACCGACGAACCCGCCACCGGGCGTCCTTTGTTTTGGTTTTGGGAAGCTTGGACCAAACTCCATACGCCAACGGTTTGGCGCCGTGCAACACACACCATCCTCCCGACACACCCGGGTCTATGCCTACTGATATCGACGTTTTACCGCCGCGCTGTTGTCGGTACCGGGCCGCGGTTTGCGCGTGTTTTGCCATCCAAGCCGCTTCAGCAATTGCGCCGCGTTCAGCTTTTGTCAGTTTGCCAGAAAACACCAGGCCGAGATACTTTTCCGCTCTGTCGATGGCCATCGCTTCAGCTTTTCCCTTCGGCGTCTTTGCTGGTATGCCTGCGTTTTGTGGACGCCACTTCCACGCCGGAGGGCGCGTTAGCTCTATCGTAGACAGGTCCAACCCTTGCGATTGCAGCGCCGCGTAAATCGCCGCCCGAATGACGCCGGCCGATTCTGCTAAGACCATTTGCTCGTTGACTTTGATCTTCCCGTCGCGTTTTGGCACGAACAGTCCCTCTATCGCCACGCCTAGAACTTTGGTCATGGCTCCACCTTGCGCCAAAACACTGTGTCCGATCCGTCTTGGATGCCGTTAAACGGCGTGCGGTTTCCTCTATGGTCGCGCATTGACCTCGAAACTTCCCACCACCCCTGAAGCTTTATTTTGCGCCCGCGGGCCGTTTTTGCAGTCTTATATTGCGGCGGGTGGTACGTCTTGAGAACTACCCGTATGTACTCGGGAAAAACCAGGCATTTGACCCACCAAACTTGGCCGCGGCACTTCTCACTCCTTGGAGGCTGCACCCTTCACCTCGTCTTCGCTTGCGTGTTCCAGCATGACCGGCAGTCCCAAAATGCCGGTGTACCTTTGATAGTCCGTAGCCACCCACGATAAAACGCCAAAGACCTCGCGCCAGGTACAACCCCTAATTGCTTCCATAGACTCTAGCCGCGAAATTCTAAGACGCCAATTTCGCGCGATCAATGCTGCGCCAACCGTTGCCAACGGCACCCCGGGCATTTCGACAAACGTACCGGACGGCTTGGCGGCGCATTTGCTCACCGCAATGACTCTCCACTGCCGATGAAAGGCATCCTCCACCACTTCCGAGGCTAATCGCTCGGCGTCCAGGTCTACCTCTACAAACCGCACGGCCGCACCAAGCCGAACGACCGCGTAGTGTTTAGGCCACGCGGTCATACCGGATCCCCATAGCCGCGCACGGCCTGAACCAGGCCCAGCATCTTGGCCGGCACTTCTTCGGCTTTACATGCCACCCGAAACGTGAGCGGCCCGATGTCGAGCTCCAATCGCTCCATATACGCGTCATACTCCCACTCGCTGTAAGACCCCTCAAAAATCAGGTCGTTTGTTTGGGCGCTCCACAAATGCCCACCCGTTGGATTTTTCCATATCCTGCCCAACATTTCGCACGTCGCGGGCGCTTTGTTCCAACCGAATCCATGCATCGGGTCTCTGTTCATTCACCGGCCGGGGTTTGAACCTGACCAAACAGCGTCGGCTGGGGTTCAAAGCGACTTTGATCTGCGACTACTGGCCGACCCATCGCCACCGCCGAAATGCGCTCATGCGCCTTGGCTAAATACTCCGGCGACCAGTCGCACCCGATGAACTTCCGCCCCATGGATACGGCTGCGATTCCCGTGGACCCGGCACCCATGAAGCAGTCCACAACCAAGTCCCCGGGCTCGGTCGAGACCTGTATAAGCTTGGCCAAAACGTCGGTCGGTTTCTCAGTCGGGTGCGCCCGCTTGGTCGGATGGACTCTCTTTCCCTTCAGTACGTTTGTGATCGTGGTGTCAAAACAGCGCGCGGTGCCGGTGCACATTGCCAAGATCAGCTCATGCTGAGGCCGAAAGGCGGTCCCCATGCCACCGCTTCCCTTGTCCCAGACCAAAAGCGCGCGGAACCTCAGCCCGCCGCTTTCGATCGCCGGCTGCAAGATGGGCATCATTCGCCAGTCGCAAAAGACAAACATCCACCCGCCGTCGATAAGCACCCGGGAGGCTTCTATCGATACCTCTCGCAGGAGCCAAACCAGACCCCCGGTTCCCATGTTGTCGTTGTCAAACCATCCCTCCTCTTTACGAATCTCGTGCCGCATTCCTTGGCACGTGGCGTTGCGTCGCTGCGTCTCCGAAAAGCCCCCGGAACAATACGGGGGGTCGATTAAAACACACGCCGCCGAATTCGGGGTGAGGGCTTGCATAAACGCCAACGCGTCGCCCTGAAAGAGGGTAGCCGCTCTATCCATCAGTACCTCCGACGTGGCGACCACCAGCTTGGCCCCGTCTTGCGACTATATGACCGCCCGCGCGTTGACTCCAATCCATTAGCCCGCCGCGTCGGCTCGGGGTCGGCCCAAAGCTCCCCAACCGTCAACCGTCCAAAAGCCTCGGGGTTGACGGCGTGGAGCTCGCGCAACTTTGAAATCTCGTACCCCCAACCAAACAACAACACCCGATCGGATTCGAACAACGCCTCAAACTCTTTTGGATACGTCGTGTATTCAAAATGCGCCGTGCCGCCCGTCCGCAACATTCCAATCGGCGAACCATCCGGGGCCTTTTTTTGAGCATGAGCCCACCCGCGCAAAGTCGTGAGCGGAATTTCCCCAATTGCAAACTCCTTCAACTTTTCCAAGGTACTGACACGCGCAACAATCGACGCACGCACACACCCGAACCCATACGCAAAGCCGGCCGGATACGCCTTCCACTTTTTCGCTTCTCGACCAGGAAACAGGCTCAGGCTCCAACACCCGCGCTGAACACGTTGCATACTCACCTCTCTTATAGCATAGCGCAGCCGCGCACACGTCGCAACGCCGCGCAATACTTGCGGGGGCTAATTCTTGCGGTTCGGGGCCTTTTTTGTGCCGGCTCGACAATGCCTACACATCGGCACATTGATCCCGTTTACCTTGTGCACCAGCACAACCTCTCGAAACCTTTGGAGAACCCATTGGTCGCCCGGCACCCAATCGGGAGCATCTACCGAGCGCGGTAACCACCGCGCCGGGTCTCGTCTGTGCCGCAACACTTCGCTCCGATCTCGCACGGCACAGCGACGCACCGTGTGACGCTCGGACCCGCACTGCCCTGAACACTCGCACGTCATGAGCGCCTCCAGCTTTCGCCGCCCAGCAAGTGGACCGCCCCCATCATCTGGGCAAGACGATCGCCCACCCGAAACCCATAGCGGCCGGGCTTGCTGTGTCCCGTGTTCATTAGAGCGTTCCACGACACATTGGACGTAATGAACGTCGGCAAATTGCGATCGTACCGACCGCAGATCAGCCTCTCGATCTGCGACGTCACATAGTCGGCCTGTTTCGCCGAATTCATCGGACTTGTGCCCAAGTCATCCAGCAACAGCAACGGCACCTCACACGCACGGCCTAGAGGATCCTTGTCTTTACTCCAGCTCAGCTCTTGCCGCCTCACCAACTCGGCCTCCGTAGTGCAAAACACCTCCATAGAGCTCGAATAGCGCAACAGGTAACGGTCCCGACTGGCGCGGCGCATCGCTGGAATATCCACGCTTTCCCCGAAAGCGCTCCGCATCTCTTCGTCTGTTCGCACCTTCCACTCTTCATCACCCGAACCCAACATCTTGGTCGCCATCGCAGCACAGAGCAGAGATTTCCCAACACCGACCGGCCCATGCAAAAAAACCCCGAGGCGTTTCGCCGGATCCCAATCGTGCAAATCAATAAAAGCCGAACCATTCCCAGCCGCCACGCCTATGGTCGGCCGATGCGCCAACATCACCCGGCGCCGAAACTCCGCGGACGGCTCGCCCCCGTCTTGAGTAACAAACACGTCCATCCGATAGGATCGAAAACGCTCGGGCACCCCTGCGCGCTTTTGCCGCGCAAGCAACGAGCGCTCCGTCTGATCGCGCTCTACTCCATCCTGGCACCGCTCACACGGCGACACCGACGGCCGGAACCACCGCGGACGCGCGACCGCTATATGCGCCAGTCGCGGCGGCGGTTCCCACCAACTCCAAAAACCCACCACCCCGCACCCACAGGTCACTGGCGCCGGCTCTACGTTGTGATCGTACAAATCCCACGAAACGCCGATCCCGGTGTCTACCCAGCCGGCCAAATCGTCTATCTCAAAATCATCATTTCGCTGCACAACGCCCTCCTAGTGTTTTGCTCTTCAACAACTCCAGCGCTTCCAAACCTTTCGTCAAGTCTTCGGCGGTCATCCCAGCGTGATGACCGGCCTTGGCCACCCTGGTATCATTCGCCCCGCCTGGCCCCTTTGGTGGAGTCTTGCCCAACACGAGCCAATCGTTCAACCCCCGCGTGAACTTCTTCGTCGACGGTGGAGCCTCCGTGGGAAACACACCATCACCACACACCTCGGCTTCCAAATACGCCACGATCGCCAACCTCAACTCATCCATCGAGCGCGCCTGTCGTACCCACTTGCGCCGGCGTCGGTCATCCGGCCGTC